TCACTTCGTTGGTGAGACTTTCTTGCCTTTCCGGTTGCGGATGTACTGCTCAGTCATGACTACGGTGGTATGCCCAAGTTGATCCTTGGCCTGCATGATATCGCCACTGGATTCGGCCTTGTCCGTACCGGCTTTGGCGCGCAGATCCCGCATTTGAAACTCAGGCTTAGCCACCCCAGCAGCTTCCCTCGCTATATCAAATCTCCTACGCAACATTGCCACCGTCATCGGTGTGCCATCCTCTGCAACGATCAGCCGCGTCGAGCGGACTTTATGCCCTGACTTTCGGGACATTATTCGATCAATCAAAACTTTCAGTTCGCCCGTGACCTCGATTCGACGTTTTGCCTTTGTTTTCCCCTGAAGTATCCAGATCTGCCCATTCCTTACGTCTCTTTCGTCCATCAACCGTGTGTCCGTGACTCGTTGACCAGTCAAGTAGGCGAGGTCCATTGCATCACGCAACCCCGCGTCAGCCTTGTCGTGAACTCGCTTGAACAATTCGTCCTCAACGTAGGTATCCCGCCCAGTCTCCTTGTTGCCTTTGATTCCGGCGCAAGGGTTCGCAAGTGATGTATAGCCCTTGTCCCTGGCGTAGTTCCATATCGCGCTGAGCAGGGCTTTTTCTCGATTGGCTCTTACCGGCGCTGACTTTCGCCAGGTCAGATACTGGCGAACATGAAGGGGCTCGATCGTCTCAAGTGGTGCGGGCGGATCATCGAAGAACGCCATTAAGTTTTTCAGTTCGCGCTGGTTGTCGAGCTGAGTCGCTGCGCCCTTGGTGGGCACAACTTCAACCAGGTACTTTTCTGCCACGTACCGAAAGGTGATCACCCTGGTGACCAGTTCGGTTGAAGTGCGATCACGCTCCAGTTTTGCGTACGCCATGATGGCCAAGCCGTAGTCACTGCCCAGGGGTATTTCCTTGCGGTCCTTTCCGCCGGTGTCGTAATAGTAAAAAACCCGGCCGCTGGCTTTCTTGCGCTCTCTTAGCCGGGCGATGGAGCCCGGCTTACTTGGTCTTCTTCCCATTTCAGCTTGCCTTGCGTGGTTTCCATACGAGTTTCTCTGGCTCGGATATGCCGACGGCAGTAACTGCCATGGCTGTCACGCTCGGCCAACCGTTCATTTTGATGGTGTGCCGGATGCCGTTTCTTTTGAGGTTCAGGATCTGGCCAGCCTTTGTCCGAGCGCCGGTCAGCTCGCAAACCTCTTCATGCGATAGGAATTGAACTCCGCTCATGGATCGCTCCGTGCGCCCGTAGTGGGTCGCGCTGTCTTGATGATGTGAATGATGAAACCGAAGGTGATCAGCAGCCAGCCGCAGGTGCCGCCGAAGGCGTAGAGGATGTCGGTTGTTTCGCCGTCGACCAGAAAGCGCGGGGCGATCCAAAAGAACCAGCAACCGCTGCCTACCAGGTACAGCAAAGCGCCCAACAGGATCAGGGTGAGTTTTATTGCGAACATTGGGTGTCCTTGCCGCGCTGGGCGGCATATAGGGGATTGGAGTGATAGCTTTCTGCCTAGATGTCAAATAGGCCGAAAGCCGTGTACAAGAAGGTTCAATTAAGTTCGTGATGAGGCATGGACGTGTCACACAACTTCGATGCTCCGATAGCGCATGCTTACCGGGGCCACGTGATGTTTCTCAAGTTCGACTGGCGCCGCCCGAACGATGAGAGCCCTGTCGCCGCACATATCATTGAACCAGCAGCCATCAATGGCTTGGGTGAGGTTGCAGCGAAGTTGGAAGGCCCTTGGCCAGACTATCCAGCAGCGCTTGATGACGCGATGGCGGCGGCCGAACGATGGATCGATAGTCAGTTGCCGTGACTCCGCTCACCGGCAGGCATGTAGGGGGATTAGAGTTAGGGTGTAGCGGCGAGGTCGGCTTCGGCCATCTCGCAGAAGAACGAACAAGACGGGATTTTCTCGTTACGACGCACCGGGCCTTCGCCCAGCTCGCGTAGGGAAAACCGCACGTTGGTGGCGCGGTTGCGAAACAGATATGAACCCTCGCCGAGGTCGTCCTGCACCCGACATAGCGCTTCGAACTGTTCCGGGAAGTCTTGCCGTATCGCGCGGAAATAGCCTTCACCACCCTTAACGCAGCCGACGCAGTTCGCATTGTCGTAGCCCAGGCGGTACATCAGCGGCAGCTCTATCCCTGCCCGCAGAACCATTGCCTTGCAATCCTCCTTTCCCAGACCGGCATCAATCAACGGCGCAATCACCGGTCGGTCTGGGTTGCGCTCGCGAAAGTCCTCAAGGCGGTCAACCTCTTCGGCTGTGTAACCGAACACCATCACGTCTCCTGGCTGTTTCCAGACATCTAGCAGGCGCCGCTTCAACAACTTTGTGCAGGGCGCACCGTTTCGCCCCTTCATGAAACGCTCCCGGTGAAATACCTGGAGGATGTCGGCGCCGTACTTTTCATCTCGAAGCACAGTTACAGGTCGCCCGAACCAGGCTTCACAGTCTTGAGCAAACCGGCGGTTGTCTTCGTGCTCATTGGCAAGGAAGGCGTTGATTATCTGCACGTCGTGAGTTGCGCCGTACTGCACCAGTGCCAGCTTGGTGGCCACCGCCGAAGCAGCGCCGCAGCTGAACTGGCAAACGATTCGATTGCTCATGGCCTGGGCCCCTTGTAGATGAAGACGTAGGCGAACCAGAGGGTGGCGATCATGGCGTCACTCCGATCTCGGCGGCGGCACGGACCATTGCGCGGCGCGTTCCGAAGTCATCCATCGCCTCGACAATCATCACCCCATGTCGAGAGTGCTCGGCGCCAACTGAGTCATGGTCCTCCATGAAGACGATGCAAACCCCAAGCTTTACGGCTAACCGCAGTGCATCGCCGTCGTCATCCAGGGGCCTCCAGAGCCGGTAATGCTCGCGATCGCCAACACGTAGGCAGTTGCGCGCTGTCTCATAGCAAAGAACAGGACCGATGCCAGCCGCGTGTGCCGCTCTCTCCAGCAGTGTTTGGTCGTTCACGTCACTCTCCCCAGCAGCTGAGCTCTTCGGCAATCTCATCGGCTGGCTCGCCGATTTCATTTAGGCGCCCGTCGTACTCGTAGTTGTCATAGATCACGGCGCCAGTTTCCCAGCAGAAGGCCAGGTCTTTCGGTTTCCACCACCCCATCAGGCTGCGCATGTGCAGAGCGGCGCGGAGAATCCAGTACATTTTTTTCATGCGACTTCGTCCTTGCCGCGCTGGGCGGCTGAAGGTGGGTTAGGGTTTGGTGGCATGCTTGGCGAGCATCGCTTTCTTCCTGGCAGCTGCGTCAGCGCGCTTCTTCAGAGCGTTCATCTGGTCATCGAGTTTTCGCCAGCCCGCCTCAATGGCTTGCGCCTTGGAGGCGTAGAGGTCGGTGTGGAAATAGTGCTTTCTAGCAGCGGTCGTGTAGTAGCCGGCGTAATAGCCGACCTCGATAATCTCAACCTCTTTTGGAGCAAAGCCAGGAGTTAGAGCCCGGGCCTTAAACGGAACCGATTTATCGAGCATGCAGATATCCTCGCCCGCCGCTCACCGGCAGGCATGTAGGGGGATTGGGGTTAGGGGTAGTTCTTGCTGATGCGCTGCGCGATGGCTTCGAGCTTTTCGGCCATGCTCCACATGTCGTTGTTGTCGCGGCGGGATACCACTGCTGCGCGCTGGACGTTGCGATTTATAAGGATCTTAGCTGCCAGCAGGATCAGCCAGGCTTCGGCTTTGCGCCGGAAGAACCGCTTCATGGCGTCACCCGTTTGAACTCGACCACCCAGACCCATGGGTTGGCAGCCCAGCTGTCGTCGCCGTTGATCGAAGTCCAAAGATCCCGGAAAGCGAAACCGGCGGGTCGATCAACGCCAGCGGCTTGAAACGATTCAACTGCGCTGGTGCATGCGCCCTCGGCCTGGGCTTGCTCCTCGGTGACGTCCTGCAGCCGCTCGACGCGCACGTCGGTGATCTCCAGCAGGATGCGGCTGGCAGCGCGAGGCATGTGGATACTTGGCTTCCAGGCGGAGCGATCATCCCCGCCACCGTCGTCGTCACCGGCCCACACTGCCTCGCCGTCGGCGCGGTAGATGGCATGCCCGGAGTAGTAGCCTCGCCCAAAAGGCATTTCCCGGATTGGTGTAGCGGGGCGATCAGGCGTCCAGTCGATCATGTTGCCCTGATCATCGAAATCATGACTGATGACGCCCCAGGTCTCGCGCACCCACAGCCGGTCGCCGGGCTTTCCGTATGGGCACGGATCCCCGTGCTGCGTGTTCATCTGGAGTTCACCGGCGTAGTTGGTCGGAAAGTCCCAACTTGGCACGCCATCAACTACATCCACCGGGGCCGTCTGAAACTGCGGTTTTACTACCCGGCGGGTGACCGTCTTCTGTCCGGCCAGGATGACCCGCACCAACGAGCCTTTGAATAGAATCGGTCGCTCTTTCATCCCGCCTCCTTCAACAAGTCGATAACGATCTTCATGCCGCTGGCCACGCTGGTCGGTTGCTGCACGGCGTACCGGGTCTGGTCGGCAGTTGCCTTAGTTGCGTCGGCTCGTGCCGTATGGAAGGTCCCAGGCCCTGCACGAAGTCGATGGCCCAGCTCTTCGCCCCCATTTCCATGACGCGGTTGTTGGGGCCGGTTATGACCAGGTCGGGCAAAGGCTCATTGGCCAGAACTGGCGGGAGAATTTTGGAAGCGCGCACGGGCGCCTGGCGGGCGTGGTCAAGCGCCTGCTGTGCAAGTGTGTTCATGGGGGGACCTGAGTGGATGACGCGTCGTTGGTAGGTTGGTTTGGCTGGGGGAATGGTGCAGAATCAGAACGCCATCATTCTTGGCGGTTGTTCATACGGAGAGACGAACATGTCGTTGCAGCAAGCAAAGCGGTTGGCTGAGATCAGGGAAGAAATCGAACTGGCCTCACAGAAGTTGAATGCAGTACATACGGGGTTCAGAAAGAAAATAAATGAAGAAGTCGTAGCTGGCTTTTCTAACTATCTTGGGTCTAACGGATTCGAAGTTACTAAGAGTGCTTATGGTGCTAGTGCTACTTATAAAGATTTAAAAGTAAATCTAACATTGGCGAAGCCCGAAGATGTTTATATGGGCGCTTATCACTCATTTGATATCAGCGTGCAGAGCAAAAAGTATGACGTATTTATTGTCGCGATACTTACCGGCGGTCCGGAGCGGCGTGCAGTCAGGCCAGCTGACCCGGTACAGATTCTTGAGCAGGACCTAGAGAATCTTAATGCGTCACTGAATATTCAGCTGCATAGTTACAAATTTGATTGCGCCCAGCGGGGTGGCAACAATAGAGTTCAGCCAATTATGAAAGACACTATCGAACAAGTTATTGATGAGTTTGTTAAATAGTGATTGATTAAACCTCAGAAAAAAACGCCGCGAAATACTCAGGTTTCGCGGCGCTAACTTCAAGTCGTCGGCTGTTGGGATACGCTCAGTGCAGCCGCCACGGGCTGAACCCATATCGGCATGCTATGGAGCATGAAGGTTTCGCCGGCCTCGGCCGGCAACAGCGTGGTGCACACAACGGGCTTGGCTAGTTGAACCCTTTGGCGCCACCGCCGAGGCCGCAGCAAAAATGGAAGTGCTCCAAAATTCGTTTGATCATGGGATCGGTTCCAGGCAAGAGCAAACCTGCGACTGATGTATCGGCATGGTGGCGTTTTGATTTGAATTGGTGTTTGATTAGCGAGAAATCAAAGGAGTGTTGATATGGATGATTCAAAGGGTGCGGGCAGTAAGTTTCTCGAGCACGATGACGGTGCTCAGAAACAGGCAGAGTCTGCTATTGCTTATGCGGTTAATGACTATGAAGCATGGAAGGACGTGTTCGAGCTTTGCCTTGAGTTGCGGAATTTTGAGATATCTCAACTCGTTCAGCGCAACAACTTTTTCATGATCTTTCAAGGGGTTTTGTTTGCGGGAATTTGCCAGTCGGCCGGCCAGATTCCACTTGTAAGCTTCATAGTCTGTTGCGTTGGGTTACTGGTATCCTTGCTTCAAGCTGGAATGGCCTGTGGGTCAAAGTATTGGCAGACCCACTGGGAGATAAACACAACAATGGCCGAGCAGTTTATGGTGAAGTTGATCGAGGTCCATGGTCGCATCGACACTAAGTTGCGACACGATAAGGTATTCATCGATCCCGTTTATGATGCTAGGTTGCGGCGCCGAAAGATTCTGGTGCATCTATTTCACGATGACTCTAACAGGAAACGTATCAAGAAAAACTTGAAAGATAGTGGCCGGTCAATTGGCCGTAGGCTGACCAATAAACTTATTCTTCAGCGATATTCAATTAGTCGTATTCCAATCTACGTTGGGATCGCCCTGGCAATCGGGTGGAGCGTGTTGTTACTTGGGACACTAAATTTCTCTGTAATCACCGTAGACTTTGGTCATCTGGTCCAAGGCTTCCAAAAAAGTTAATTGAGCTTCACATAGCTCTTCCGGTGTGACAAGTGCCAGTCTTACGATTGGGCATAGGGATACGGACCGGCTGGCGTGATTCGTTGATATGGGATATTACGGGTGACCGGCATGGAGCCGAAGGGGAATCAGCATGCGATTTACGGTTGGAACTAGAACAAAAGGCGTTGAGGACTGGACCTACTCACTGGAATTCGACGAGGAGACCGGCGAGTTTTACCTGCATACGGAGCGTTTTGGACTAGGCGATGATCACGATGAGAGCAGAGCTCTCCTGCGAGACGCGAAGAACAGCAGGGGCTATCGGTATGCAATCGACTTCTTAAAAGAAAAGCTTGGGCCCTCGTCGTAAATTCAGCCGTCGTCTTCGGCGTTCATTTGAAGCGATTCGGCGAAACCTGCTTGTCGTAATTTGCGCGCCACGGTTTCGGATATCTCGAATCCGTGGCGCTTAATTTCGAAGTAAGTGGCGGACTTCTCGGCGTCCAGCCTGTGAGCATGTGCGATCAGTCGCCATATGGTCACCCGGTCTTTGGTCTCGCCAAGTTCCGCGGTAAGCGCTTCCAACCGGTCGCGCATTCCTTGGCGGAAGTAGTGGCGGATGATGTCGGACGGTCCTTTTACTTTCGGCGGCGCCGGCGGCAGATCCTCGGCCCGGCCATTCAGCACCAGGAGTTGCACCGCCTCGCTGACTTCCTCGATCTCATGCCAGCGCATCAACTCGTAGAGCATCTGCCGAGTGCCGTACGGGACCGTGTGCCGCAACTCCTGCTCGCCCATCTCCTGTCGCCTCTCGGCAAGCTTGGCCGTGCGTTCCTTCTGTTCGGCTGCCATGGTCTACCTCTTCTATTCCGCTGGCCGGCAGTGCGAGCCAGGTTTGACGTTTGCTTTGCTGGGTGCGGGCTATGCGGCGCATGAGTCGACCTTCACCTGTTGCCAGGCGCCGACCGAAGTCAGCAAGAATGACAGTTGCGCCTCGGTTACCGTCTTTTCGCCAGGCACTGCCAGCCACCCCATACCTACTCGGTGATTCGGGTTGCAGTCGGCCTTCACCTCTTCATAGAAGTGCTCAAGGACGTCCGAAAGCCTTTCCACCAGGTGCCCGCCGTCAGGTCTGATGTCGATCGATTTCATGTACTGGGCGCCATCTTGGCGAACACAGATGCTGGCGATGTATATCGTCCAGCGGTGTGCAACATCGCAAAGCGCGTCGGAAACCGTTCTCGAAAGAATCTGCTTTCCGTTCTTCCAGTTGATCATCACCTGCAGGCCGCTTGGATCGATGTTGATGACGGCAGCATGGTTGGTGTTGATTAGGGCCCGCATGCTGCGTTCGATCTGAACGCGCCGATTGCATGGCTTGCGATTGCTCATAATGCCTCCGCGAGTTTGCGCAGCGCCTTACGTTCTGCCGCTATGATAGGCGGCTTGCGGCGCTTGAGGATGGCTTCGGGATCGATCTTGGTGGAGCGGGGCGGTGGAAGCGGTTTGCGTGGCGGGCTTGGTAACTGCGCTACGGTTCCGCCAGCGGCCAGGAACTGCGCTGTACGTTCCGCGATTGAATCAACGTGCTGTCGCTGTTCCTCGACCAGGCTTAGATGGTTGCTGACGTACATGGCGACCTCATTTGATTCGGATCGAACTGTCGCCGCGCTCCAAGTGAGCCCAGGTAGGTTCGGTTAAAAGTTCGTGTTCAGCGTCTTCACCGGCTGCCATACGCTTGCGCACCGCTTCGTTATGCTCGCGGATCTCCTTGAGCTTGGCGGCAATGGCCTTTTTGTCCGGAGCAATGCTCGACTTCACAGTGGTCAGTTCGTCCGGCACTGCATCTTCGTTGTCCACGATCACCCGTTCGCTGCCCATGGCCAGTGTGATGGTGAACAGCGGCCGCTTGATCGACTTGATGTTGGCGGCTTCCATGTTGCGGCGCAGGTAGTCGCTGATCTGCGAGACGCTGTTTGATTTGACGCGCTTCAATTCGGCCAAGCGCTCAATCTCGTTGTCGATGGCGGTCACGTCGCTCTCGATATTCCGGCGCAGCATGACGATGTTGTCGGCCTTGATGTTGAAGTCGCCCTGGATCTCATCCATGGCGTACTGCAAGGCCTCTTTCAGGCCCTCATCATCGGTGTCAGCCATGGCTTGGAGTTCGGCGAGTTTGCCGGTGAGTGCGTAGAGTTGGGTCATGCTGCTGCCTCCGTGCCTTTTTCAAGGTCTGCTTTGCGCTCTTCGAATGCTCGAGTGATTCGCGCTATGAAAGTGGGCTCGTTGCGGCGAGTTGCCTCGCGGATGTATTTCACGTTCAGCATCTTGAGTTCGTGAGTCGTGACGGCCTTACCCATGGTCTCGACTGCGGATGCAAGCCAGTCCACACGCTCTTGTTTTTGGCGAAGCAGTTCGGCGTCCTTGTCCTCGGCCTTTTCAAGCTTGAACTCTTCGGTGATGGTGTCGACGTAGGTCGGATCGTCGAACATGCCCATGTAGATGTCTGCGGCGAACCCCAGGGGCTGCAGGCATTTACCGATGGCGTCCGTCAGCGATTTTTTCGCTGCGTCCCAGTCAGTAAGAATCTTTCCCTGCTGCAGGTAGATAAATGGCGTATGGCCGTAGTGCTGAACCGTGCATTTTTGCCCGGCGTTGCCCAGGTACCAAAGCTCGATTATTACGGTGTGCAGCTTCGCGCAGATCATTGGAGCCTCTGGCCACTCTTTAGTGGGCGCCTGAAGCGGTGCACCTTCGTCAAATCGATCCTCAAGGACATTCCAGCCCCAACCCTCACCGCATGGTCCGAAAATTTCTGTTGCCTTGCGCATGAGGTAGGTTGGCCTGATCGCAGTGCCCTTAAAGCCACCTGCGCCAGTGTATTTTTTAGTAGCGTCAGGGTCGGTTGTGTTGACCTGGTCCCAAATTCTCGTGTTCTCGGACATTACTTATTCCTCCAGCCGTCAGCACGCTTGACCAGCTCCTTGAAGGAAGCCGCGGGCAGCCTGCTCATGTATTTTTTGTTGTCGCGATACCATTCTTCAAGGGCAGCTTTGGGCGTCTGGATGGCCACGACGTGGGCGACCTGCTGTTTGTATGAGGTCGAGTTGGCGACTTGCGAGTGGAATGTCCGGCTCACCACTACGGTGTTGGTCATTCCCTGCTTGACCAGTGTGTTCAGCTCTTCCTGGGATTGAACGGCAATGGCGCCCGGGTGCTTCTGCTGGAACAACCTGTAGCAGGCCTCTCTCACAAGCTCGGTGCTGCCGTACTCGACGTATTCAACGTCGGGAATTCCTGCCTCGATCTTCTCCGCCACTTCATCCAGGCGCCCGGTGTCGATCCAGGCGTTTTTGGATACCTGTTTCAAGTCCCAACCGCTGACCGTCTGGCGGTCACGCTCAAGTTGCAGGTGCTCGGGGAGGATGTCGTAGCCGTAGGTCAGGTCCGTGTCGCACACGAAGAGAGTGCCGACGTAAAGCTTCCCTGGTCGGGATGGCAGGATGTGGCCGTATTTGGTGCCGATCACATCGCTCATTGGCGGCTGCATCCGCAAGCACATGCCGCGAATTTCCGCCTCGTCATCCTCGGTGAGGCCGGAGACGACGAATTCAACACCCTGATTCTGCCGGTGCGCCGGGGTCTCGTTGATGCACAACACTTCCGCGTCGAACTGGTCGCTGTGCCGGAATTCCGGCACCCACTGCTTGTTGCCGTTCCAAACCTTCACGTCGTAACCATTCCGGGTCAGCACGAGCAGGGCGATTTTGTAGCCCTCGCCGAAGCTGCCGATGGCATCAGTGCGGTCAGACTTGGACGTGCTGCCCAGCACCAAGGTGCTGGCCTCCAGCCTTGCAAAGCGGCTGGTGATGAACAGCTGGCCGTCAGCGAAGGCGTATTCGAAAGGTGACTCACTATCCAGGGCATTCTGCACCAACTCCCGGATGGCCTCTTTCAGGCCCCAGTGGCGGACGTAATCGCGGGACAGGGGAAGTTCATAGGATTTGGAACGGATGCGATCTGCAATTGCTGCGAGCATGACTATCTCCCGCGCCATCCTTGCGGTGGGCGCTGTGCGGAATGATTTATTGAGTGATCAGGCCGCCGATGGCGGGGCCCAGGAATACAACTGCGATGAAGGTCAGGCCGACGATGGCCGAGGTCAGGCGGATGGCTTGCCGGGTCGTCATGGTATGCACCGCTCGCTACCGCCGCAGTAGCTGTAATCGGGGTTGAACTCACGCGCATCGCAGTCGAACACGTAGTCATTCCCGCACGATCTGCACTCTGCTTTCCAAACTTTGCCGATCCGCTGCAAACCCTCAGGCTCCCGCCCCTGAGAGGCTTCGTTACGGTAGTTGCGCTCGATTCGATTGTTACGTTTGCTCTGCGCTGCGCGAATGCGCGCGGTGTCAGTCGCGTCGAACCTTCTGAGCTTCATGCCTTCACCTCATAAGCGACAGTCCACTCACCGCACATGCAGGCCCGGCCGCTCCAGGCGTGAACATTGGGGATGCCAGCGTCATGTGCCAGCGACAGGGCGCCCAGCCATTTGGCGTGGGTGAAGGCCAGGATCATGCGGTCGGCGGGTAGCTCTTCGATTTGCTCGTCGATCAGCGTTTTCACGATAGGCGTGGTCATGCAGCCTCCTTGCGGTGCCTGGTGATTTTCAGCAGGCGCTGGCAGTAGTGGTTGAATTCTTCGACGGTGATCGCATCGCCGGTGAGCATGTTGGTGATCATCCGCACCACGACGGCTTGGGCGCCGGGCTCGCTGCTGGGATGCTCAAGTGCTTCAAGTGCCTCATCGATCAGGATGTGCGGACTCATAGGTCGGCATCCACATCGTCTTCGCGCTCTTCCCGTTCTGCTGCTACAGCGTCTTCGGCGTACGGTCTCAGCAGCGCTACAGCGATCTTCTCGACCGCTTCAATCGGGCGTTGATGGCCCAGCAGGTCGGCTGCGTGAGCCCGGGCATCGCTCTGGCTGCCGAGCATCGCCGACATCAGTAGGCGGGCAAACGAATCACGCTCGTCCAGGCCGTCGATCTGGCGCTGGTTCAGGTAGCCCTGCAGGGCCGTGCAGAACCGGTCGAACGTCACCAGCTGCGGCTGGCCGAAGCGGCGCTTCCACTTGATGTCGACGCCGCACACCAGGCGCTCCGCCGAATGCTCAAGCCAGTCCGTCACCTCGTCGCTCTCGCTGACCTCTGGAGGCAACTGAGCGTCGTAACGCTCCTGGCAAATCTTCAATGCTGCGTTCATGGTCGCCTCCAAGGTGGCGGGTTGTTCACATGTATTCGTCAACACTCATGCCTCCCGCTGGTTGCCGATGGGCGCGGGGGAGGAGTGCTGACGTAATAGAGGTGGGGAAGGGGCAGATGGTCGGAGCTGATCCCGGCATGACTATTAGCGGCCTAAGTGACACCGGAGTTTCACCGGGGCGAAGGTTTCAGCCGATTATTCTTGGACTCGCCGTGGCCATCTGGGCGCTTACTCACTCTACCGGCCACGATTCCCGCGATCCCTCAGGTCTTACACTTGCCCGTCAGCCCGGGCATTCATCTGCGTGTTGCGGTGATGCAGGTGGGCGGTTATAGGCCGCAGTTTCGTCCGCATCGGGGTGTGATCGGAACACCAGGGCGCTACCCCTGCTTGGTTCCCGCCGCGTTTGTAGTATTGGCCGTCTCGCTCATACCGGCACAGGACATTCACGGGTCTTTGCGATCCTAGCGCTGCAGCCCACTTGGGCACGCTCCAATCACACCCCGATGCGCTCTCATAGAGAGGATCGGGCAGTTCCCCAATGAAGGGGCTTGAGGTGGGAGGGATTGCTCAAAGGATGTAGGCGACACCATCGAACTGGTTGCACGCTGCGCCGATGTGCTTTTCGTTGTGGATATGGCGGCACACGCTGACACGCTGGCTATCTTCGTCAACCGACACCGTGCCGCGAACACTGGTGCGGCGCTCACTATTCATGAAAGTCACGTTGTAACCGCCATCGGTCAGCAGCGCTACGGTTTCGCCTTCTTTCATCATCACTAGGAAATTAAACATCTCGTCTTGCTCCGTTGTTCGGTTGTTCGGTTGTTCGATTGTTTTCCCAATGCCCACCGCTCTGGATGGGCATCAGTGAAAAGGTCCGTCATGCTGCTTTCAGTTCTTTGATCCACTTGTCCCGCGCCTGGGCATCCCGAACGTATTCAGTTGCCCGGCACTCAGCTTTCAACTTGCCGACCCAGTCGCCGGCCGCTTTGCACTTCGCTGCCTCTGATCTCGCCGCCACAGCGTGAGCCCTGAAGCTCTTTGCCTCGGCCCGGAAGCCGGGGATGTCTTCTTTCGTCAGCATCTTGGTGTCTCCGTTGATTTTCCGGATGACCCTGTCGCCAAGGTCATCGAGGAAATCTGTTGTCTCCACCACGCGCATCGCCCGATTCGTATCTCTGGCCGGCGTCACACATTTCGTGGACGGTGTTCTTCGCCGACCGGCTTGCGTGGTTTCGCGTACTCACATGTGGGAGTACGGCCAGTTCCAGAGCTGGCGTGGCATCGACTATTTGTTGCTCGCACTTACCGGATCGGGTCCGGGGTAGTCGATGACGAGGATCCTGAGCTGTTAAAGAGCGGCGGGCGGTGAGGCCCTTCGCAGTGGCTGTGTGGCGCTGCGATGGAGTTAATTTAGCCTCAAGCTAATATATCGTCAATAGCTCCAAGCTAAACATTTAGCGATGGGCGAAATTGCCCTTGAGGATTGCGGCGACTCCCTGCGGGGAGATGGGTCCTATATGCGCTTTACGAGGCGCTTAGCAGTGAGCTATGATTTTCCTCAAGCTGTATGGATATACAGCATTTTATGGGGGGGGAATTTCATGGCGAAGAAGCAGGCGGCACCGGCAGCACGGCAGGAAATGAGCGGAATGGAGCGACTGGGGCTGCGCGTCTCATCGATGATCAATCACCCTGTGGCGCAGGCGCAGCGCTGGGTGACGATTCATCGCCTGGACACGGACGGGGATCGGGAGTGGGAAGAGGTTCTAGGGCTGCTCGCCGAAACCGAAGAGCTTGAGTTGACGCTCAATGACGACGGCAGCGTGACGATGAGGTGGGAGCAGCAGGAAGTCGAGGCGGAGGGGAGGGTAGAGGTCGGGTTTGAACAGGAAGAAGAAGCGGCGCCTTTCTGATGGGTAACAAAAAGCCCGCTTGGCGGCGGGCTTGGATTGGATTTGTAAGATTATTCGCCCGGAGCGACGATATGAATTTCGCCCCTCAGGTCGCTCAGCGAGCGGATGTTGTCACGCACAACCAGCGCCTCGGCCTCCGAGCCAAATGGCCCAACAGATACGAATTTCGCCGATCCTTTCGTGGTGGGAAACCCCAGGCGCTTTACTGATTTTGTCGCCTCCGCGTGTGCCCACGGTTCGCACTCCACTTGCACTGTCCATCCTGACGTCAAAGGTGCTTGCGCGGACGGGGCGGGAGGCACATCACCACCGCAATGCTTACACTTGATTGCGGCTCTTTTGATAGTCTCTGCACAGAGTGGGCAGGGCCGTGTGTCAGTCTCGGCCGCGTATTGCGGTGCAGCGGTTTTGCCGCCAAGGAGAATCATGAGCAACCCGGCAAGTGCAATCATGCCGCCGACAATCGTATGGATCTGCCGGTCGGCCATCAGCCCCATATTGTTCACTCGGCCGCCTGCGCCGGTTGCCACGGACACATCCATGCTCAGTGCGAAGACCAGCCAGCATATCCCTATGATCAGTGCGAACGTTCCAAATCCCTTCATTTGTTCCCTCCTTAATTGAGCCCGCACTTTACCATTCGTGGCGTACGGCCACCATTGGCGAACAGGACCGTCCCAGGTAGATCGCGGACACTCGCTGACTGGCCTGGATAGAAAGCCAGTAGCGACCCAAGTGGGAGCGTAGTACGGTCCGCTTTCAACAAGTCGCCCGGTTCGTCGCTTGGTAGACCACGGAGCGGGACACTCATGGCATGGAGGTCAAATGGACGTTACTCGACAGATCAAGAAAGAAGAATTGGATGCGGCCCTGGTAGCGTTTGCCCGTTACAAAGTCGGAGAGATAAAAATCTTCGACCTGGAGCAGGCAATGAGCTTTGAAGTAGGCGAGGCCCTATCCAGAAGCGGGTTGGTCAGGTTTTCAATTGCAAAGATGGCATCCGGGCGTTATCGCATCAGCGATGAAGGGGAGAATGCGATCACAGATGCAGGTCGGGATCGCCTCGAGGTGATCCGAGGATGAAGCGGCTTTTTGGTGATCGATAGGCAGCAAAATCCCAATCAACTGGGCTGAGGATCAGATCGGGTAGGGCGTCAGTCCGGCCCCTGGGCCTTCAGCCTGGCCAAGCCTTGCTTGATGTGGCCGGCGTTGTCGCCAATGGTCTCCAGGGCGCCGCGGACATTCTCGTCTACGCGAGGGCCGCCATGGTTCGCGGTCCACATCGACAGCTCCATGATGGCTGCCTCCAGAGCGAGCTGGTTCTCGTAGATGCGTTCGAGTGTGTCGGTAAGGGAATATTCGCGGGAGGGCATTGCGTGGTCTCCAGTAGACGGAATGGAAAGCATAGCCGCAGGCAAAAAAATGGCCCGCTTATGTGCGGGCCTAATGGGAATTCTTCAAAGGAGTAGGACGACCTTACCCCCTGTTCTGTAAATGCCAGGTGAAAAGGATGTCGCAAAAGCAGAAAAGCCCGCCAGGGCGGGCTCTCTGTAACGCTTGGGGCGCTGATCCCTCAGCACAGCCAGTTTGCAGTCGCCAGGATTGCCAGCTCAATGGTGGCACGACGAAGGGCAGATAAACGAAGCCCGGCGCTGGGCCGGGCTTAATTACGCGATCTCAGCCGAGGCTGGAATGCCTTCCTTAATTAGACTCACCATGCTTGCTCGATCCTCTTCCGAGCTAATCACGCGAACCTCTGGAAACGAGCTCAATTCTATGGAAACCTCTTTATAAGCCTTAAAAAGTTTTGGCTTGCCTGCGATAGGAGGGCCTGCGACAAACAAAGTATCAGGTGGTAGTTGACCCTTTGCGCTTAGGCGTCGCACTCGTGATATCCAAGCATCCCCGTGTTCATAAATTTTTCCGGATTCTTCGTGACCAAGGTGCAATGGTTTGATTGCTTGCACAGGCTTGCCCCCCTGGATCAGTACGAATGGAAATTTCACCGGGTAGTCAGCTGAACCCAGCTTTCGATCCACGTAATGCTGCTTCAGATTAACGTCAGCCAACAGCCTGCCTAGCTGTTTCTCTAAAGCTGCCTCTTGATATTCCTTCGTTGCAAAGCTGTGTTTCACATAGTGGTCGAATAGCGCCTTTAGTGCCTGATCTGAATTTGCCGCAACTACTGACCCTGGCTCGCTGAAGCGCATCATCGTTTCCCGCGGATGCACTAGGTGGCTGAACGTTGCAGTAAGAGCTTGGCGATCAGACCTATTACTCGTGAAAAAACCGCTCAGTCTTGCAAGCTCAGCATTTACCTCTTTTCGTGCCCTGATAAAAATCTTTGCATCAAGACTTGGGAAAAATGTTGTCACGCGCTGGCGCTTGGTCTCTACGGCGAAACGGAAATCACCATTATTGGCAAACAGCACTATACCGATGTTTACAAACTCACCGGTCTCCGGGTAAGGGAGAAACCGCAAGATCGAGTAATTACATATGATTCTCATAAGGCCCCCCAGAATCGCTCTTCCTTGAACATCTGCAGAATTTCCAGCCGGCTTGCTAGCGTTGGCTCTGTCAGGTCGATGAGGTCTGCATCCCTATAAAGCCAGTCTTCGGTCAAAAAGGCGATGATCGTATCCCAGTTCGACAACGCTTTGCTCAGGATATCAGTGTATTCCTGACGAACGAGGTAGTCCCTAAAATCTATACGGCACTCGCAGAACACGTGCTCTTCGAGAAACTCCTCTGGATTGAATGACTTATGAAATGCCATGTTGTGATCAATGACGGCCAATTCGCCGCGACTGTCCAATATGAGATTCACGTTCCCGCCCATTGGGCCGAGAATCCTGTCGCCATTTTGTACCCACCAATCAAAAAGCAGAACCTTCCTCATCAGGTCCCGAGGGGTTGATTTCAGATGGGCAATGTTGAAATCTACAGCGCTTTCTACCGCTTGCGATGCGAAGGCTAAACCCCCTTCGAGATCGGAAACGTTCGGGATCACGCTGAAATCGATCAGATCTTGAGGTACGACCATCTTTTTCCATGGAGGAATAGGCAATCCAAGGATTTTTCCTAATTCTGCGCTGAGTAACTCCGATATCAGTGCAGGACCGCCTGCTTTGGAAAGCCCTTTTACAAAGTACGTTTCACCATCGTCAGCGCGAATAATGAAAGGCTTTATGGATATTCCCTGATGGCTCTGGCGAACAATTTCCACAGCTGTAACTAGGTCCGACATAGCCGCACTATCCCTGAGCTAAATTTAAATGCGTAACTTTCTTAGCCGTACGGGCCGGGTTACGTTCTGATTATGCTTCCCGCCTTCACCTCATCCGCATAACTCGTCAGCCGATCTTCATCCGCGTGAAGCACGGCGCACATCTTGAGCACGGCCTGGGCGCCCGCATCATTACCTGCAAGGCTCAGCCGCTCTGCAATCCTCATCAGCTCTACGGCTGTCCACTTGAGGTCAGAGGCTACACCTTGTAGGTCGCGCTTAAGGTCTTGGTTCGGCTTGGTCAGAGACATGGCGTCACACCGGTTGTCCGTTCCACACGTAAAGCACCCGAGCGAGGATGTGGGTGTCATCCACACGAATCTCTTCTATGTCGTGATGCTTGTTGTCTGAGATCATCTTGAAGCGGTCCTTGCCTTTCTTCTGCAAGCGCTTCACGTACAGCATGTCGTCGTGGGAGAAGAGGTAGATGCCGTCTCCCGTAAACTCCCGGATCGTGATGTCGACGAGTAGCGGGTCGCGATCTTTGATCGTCGGCGCCATCGACTGACCCCAGCCGGTGATCATCTTGAGGTGGAAGTGTTCTTTGAAAGTGACGCCCATCTCGCGCAGGTGTTTGGGGCTGACCCGTATGTCCTGAAGCATCTCAGGGAATTCGTGCGGGATCTGCCCGCCGCCCATCGCTGCACGCACGTCATAGTGGGCAATCCATACCTCGTCGCCGACCTGGCCAGGGCGAGAGAAGTCGACGGTTATGACGTTGCTCGTCTCGTCCGCCGCCGCGATGATCCGGTCACGAGCGGTACTAGTTAATCCTTTGACCTTCGAAAGCATCCGCTTTATCTGCTCTGCCGCAGTTTGTGCTGACTGCGCATCCGGCTGCTCGTCGGGAAACCGTCCGTCAACTGACCCCATCGACTCGCCTGGCGATATGGAATCGAACCAACCTCTTGGCAGCTTCTCGATCGCCTCAATTCTCCGCGCTACGTCGTCTCCCAAATTCTTCGCAGTCTTGTCCGATAAAATCTGACTCAGGTGCGCAGGGGCCATCCCCCAGCGCTCGGCGCACGCGCCTTTCCGCTGGGTTCCTATAAGGCTGATCAGTTTCTGCTTACGAATCGCATAAATATCCATGCGGGCAAGAATGCCAGCGTTTAGCTCAATGCTAAATGTGCTCAAAGCTAAATATTCCTTGCTACGATATTAGCCATAAGCTAAATTTCTCCTATGTTTAAGGAGAGATCCCATGAATGACCATCTGCGTGACTGGCTCGCCAGCGCTTCAAACGAACGGCGCCAGTCAGTGGCTGCCGCTGCTAAGACAACAGTAGGGCACCTGTGGCAGCTAGCAGGCGGTCACCGCAAAGCGTCTGCGGATTTGGCTGAACGCCTTCAGGACGCATCTGGTGGCCAGATCACCATCGCGGGTCTTCGCCCTGATCTTCTCGATTTGGCGCACAAAGTCCTTCGCGGCGCCGCCTGACATCCCTGTCCGCCGTTCCATTGAAGCCAGATTAGAAGAGAGCAGTCCCCATGCAAACGTCCAGTTCCAGACACACCGTACAAACCCGTGATCAGGTGCTGGTCGCCCACGCCGCAAACCAGATCGCGCGCACCAGCCTCAGCCAGGACGACTTCGCCCAGGCGCTGAGCCGCGAGCTGCACCTATCAATACCTGATCGCGCCAAGGAGAAGGTCGTCCCTGATTTCAATTCGCCCGACCTGACCGGCGACGTGAGTGAGTTCGTGAAGGCGACCAGCCGCTGGCTCAAGCGTGTACAGCGCTGGCTGAACGGCGATCAGGAAATGCCGTCCTGGCTGGAAGAGTCGTGGGTCAACGCCCTTGAGCCTGAATTCCGCGACCACTGCCTGAACGAACTGGCGAGCCGCCACGGCTTGACCGGCGCCCGCCAGATGACCAGTGACCAGTGCGCAAACAAGAGCTTCGGCGCACTGATCCGCGCCCTGGGTGATGTCATCGACACCGGTAGCGAAGTGTTTGACGACCAAGTGATGTGCGAGCAGGACCTGCCGCACTTGCCAGCGTTCGCCAAACAGTGCCGCCAGGTTGAAGCGAAGGCAGGGGAGTTGCGCCGTAAGGCTGAGGGGCTGCTTAACGGCAAGCCAGCACTGAAATCCATCGCCTGAATTCCAGGCACAAAAAAGCCGACGTACGAGGTCGGCTTTTTCTACAGCGGTAAACATCTGGAGCGGATCATGCACCAACACACAGAATCGATCAATACCCCCAACAATCTCGCGCCACGGTTTTCGCAATCGCAAAACGTGGCGCGGACAATGTCGTCTCGGGAAATCGCCGATCTGGTCGAGGCCAGGCACAACGATGTCATCACCACCATCGAGCGTCTTTTTGCCAAAGGGCTTTTACGATCAGATCGTAAAACTCGGCGTGAAGCCACCGGCGGCCGCCCGATCGACGTCTACGACCTGACCGAGCGTGACACGCATTTGGTTGTGGCTGGCTACAGCGACGAGCACCGCGCACGAGTTATCGACCGCTGGCAGGAACTGGAGGGGCAGGTTGCGCAACCACAACAGCTCTCCACCATGGACATCCTGCAGATCGCAATGGAGTCTGAAAAGGCCCGCATGATGCTCACCGCCCAGGTCGAGCAGCAGGCCACGAAGATCCACTCCTTGGAAAACTTGTTCAAGGAAGGCATGACTCACACCCAGTTCTGCAAGGGCCTCAATGGGGTCAACGTCATGCAGGTGGGTAATTACCTTGAAGGGCGTAGCTGGTTCTACAACGAGAGCAAGTCCGGCACCCGTCACCGTGTTGGCTCGTACGCTCGCGACAAGTACATGACCGAACACCAAGTCGAGGTCACCCCGCACGGCAAGGACCCCTTCATCTCCTACACACCCGTTCTGCTGAAGAAGGGAGCCGCACGCCTGTACGACTTGTACCTGGCTGGCGAGCTACCTATGAAGAAGACCTGGGACGGTTTGTTTACCCACGACAAAGCAATGCGAGGTGCCGCGTGAGCATGGGCCTTATGGTCGCCGCGATGAAACTTCGCGTCGGCAACCCATTGCGCAAGCTGGTGCTGATCAAGCTGGCCGACAACGCGAGCGACGTAGGCGAGTGCTGGCCGTCCTATCAGCACATCGCAGACCAGTGCGAGATCAGCAAGCGCTCTGTCATGAACCACATCACTGCCTTGTGTGAGGCGGGGCTGTTGCGCAAGGAGATCCGGAAGGGTGGCCCGAAGGGGAATTCGTCAAACGTTTACTTCCTCACTCTCGATGGTGGTGCACCTCCTGCACCAGGGGTAGTGCAGCAGATTCACCAGGGTAGTGCAGCAGGTTCACCCCCTAGTGAATCTCCTGCACCAGGGGGTAGTGCAGCAGCTGCACCCAGAATCAGTAACTCTCTTGAACCAGTCATAGAACCGGTCATTGAACCAATTACGCCCCAGGCTACCGCCAAGGTCGTGACGGGGCAGGTCGTGCCATTCCTTCCGCAGCAACCACGAGTTGAGATCCCCGCCGACATGCCGGGGCCGAAGGACCAGACCTGTAAGACTTTCAAAGTCTGGGCGAACTACGCCATGGCCTACCGCAAACGCTACAACGCCTGGCCGGTGTGGAACGCCAAGACTGGCAAGCAGATGGCTTTGCTCGTCGACAGACTGGGCGCCGAGGTAGCCCACCACGTGGCAGCCCACTTCCTGAAAACCAGCGATGCCGCTGTCCTGCGCAAGTGCCACAGCCTCAACGAACTGCTGGCCAACGCCGAGAGTTACCACACCCAGTGGGTGACCGGACAGCGCGTCAACGGCACAACCGCCCGCCAGATGGAACGGACTGAGGCAAACCACTCCGCAGCCGAGCAGGCCGCCCAGATGGTTCTGGCCAAACGCCAATCAGGTGACCGCAATGAATACCTCTGAAATGAACGACCAGCAAGTTGCCGGGCTGGCCGCCGCCATCTGCGCAACCGCCGAAGCCATGGGCCAGGAAATGAACCCCGGTACCGCCGCGATAATGGCCGAAGACCTTTGCGCCTACCCGGTGCCTGTCGTCAAAGCGGCGCTGAAGGCGTGTCGCTTCGAAGTGAAGGGCAAGCTGGCTATGGCTGACATCCTGCAGCGTGTCCAGACCTCCGACGGCCGCCCTGGCAAGGACGAGGCCTGGGCCATAGCCATGACCACTAACGACGAATTTGAAACCGTGGTGCTGACCGACGAGATCCAGCTGGCCCTGGCCGCTGCCAAACCCATCCTGGATGGCGGCGACAAAGTCGGCGCGCGCATGGCGTTTATCGATGCCTACCAGCGGCTCGTGGGCCAGGGCCGTGAGGATGCGAAGCCGGTTAACTGGCACGTGTCAGTAGGTTTCGACGCCAACCGCCGAATCCAGGCTGTGACCAAGGCGATGGAGTTGAAGCGTATCCCGCGCGAACACGCCCAGAAGTACCTGGCGGACCTGAGTGTCGAGCCAGTCACCGAAGACGGTCGCGCGATTGCTGGTTTGCTCTCCGGCACCGTTACGCGGCCAGCGCCGGCTCTCCGCGAAAAGCTCGAGCTGGTGAAGTCATCGATGCTGAAGATGCGCGCAGCCGGCGCTGAGAAAAAAGACGAAATGCGAATCGAGGCTGCCAACGAGCTGGCCGACCGCCGCGCATTGCTGGTCAAGCAGGCCCGGGAATTGGAAGAGAAGAGGGCGGCGCAATGACCGACAAGATCAGCGTCAACTGCCAGGCCAAGCTCACTGAGGCCATCACATGCCTGACCACCATGTACCGGGACAAGAAGTTCGTGGTGGTCTCCCTGCGCCCGGGCAAGGACCGCACCCTCGACCAGAACCGACTGTGGTTTGGGATGTACAAGCGAATTGCCGAGATGACACAGATCGGCGACGCCGCGGACGCCCGTCGGTACTGCAAGCTTCACTTCGGTGTGCAGATTCTGCTGAACGAGGACGCTGGGTTCCAGGCCGAGTGGTACCGGGTGATGCGTCATCTGCCCTACGAAACGAAGCTGGCCATGATGGGCGAGTGCCATCTGTTCGGCCCCGACGGTTTCCCAGTGACCAGCCTGTTCAATCGCGCCCAGGGCATCAATTACACCGACCGCATCGCCGCCTATTTCACCGGCCAAGGTGTGGTTTTCACTGATCTACTCAGCAAGGAGGCTGCATGATCGCCAAGCAACCCAAACCGAAAAAGTGCAAGAACCCCGGATGCGGCATTAGCTTCCAGCCGCAGCGGATGGGGCAGGCCGTATGCAGCCCGAAGTGCGGCCTCGCCATCAAGGATGTGAACCAGGCGAAGGCACGCAAGTCGCTGGCCCTGGTCGAGCGCTGCGAGATCAAGGTCCGTAAGGAAAAGCTCAAGAGCAGGGCGGACCACCTTCACGAAGCCCAGGCCGCGGTGAACGAGTACGTGCGCCTGCGTGACGCGCACCTGCCGTGCATCAGCTGCGACTCAACGCCCAACGACAATGACCTGATGACCGGCAGCCGCTGGGATGCGGGCCACTACCGATCGGTGGGCGCCTGCCCGGAACTGCGCTTCGAACCGCTGAACATCCACCGGCAGTGCGTGAAGTGCAACCGCAACCTATCCGGCAACGCCGTGGAGTACCGCATTCGCCTTGTGCAGCGCATCGGCGCTGAGAAGGTCGCTTGGCTGGAAGCGCTGCATCCGCCGTGCAAACACACCGTGGAAGAGATCAAGGCCATTAAGGCCAAATACCGGGCAATGACCAGAGAACTGAAGAAGGGGCAGGCAGCATGAACTACCACAACGTGATTTCAGCAGTAGTCCGGGCTCTGGCCGCCGAGACCATCAACAGTTCCGGCGGATGCAGCGTTGAGCCTCGGGTGCAGGCCAGCAAGCTCAAGGGCGAGATATCCGGGAAGGATGCTGCGCTGCTGGCTGACTGCATCGTGCACAAGCTTCTGCATGCCCAGCTTTCTCCGAGGCACTGGAACGCCCTGGTGGCCAAGTACAGCACCCATCGTGGGCGAAAGATCGATTCCATCGGCAGGCTGGTCGCCGTGGTAAAGACCCCAGCACCGCAGCGCTTCACGCAGCAGGCTGTCTTGGTTTGGGCGGTACCGCAGCAGTTGAAGGGCATTCAACGAGCGGCACCCCAGATCAGGGCGCCGAAGCACCGCGAGAACAAGGAAAAGGGCCAGTGGGATTGGCGCAACGCGGCTGCAGACGCTGACATTGCCCGCGCCAACAAGCATGCCCGCGCCGTAGCAGAGGAAAAGCCCGGGGAGATGATTGTCCTGGCCGAGTCGAACTACGACATGACGAATTGGGATGCACAGGGGCTGACAGAGCGCACTTACCAGCGCTGGAACAAGGCGATCAAGGTGGGCTTGGAGTCGCTTGTCAACGAGGCTCTGGTCGAGGCGCAGCACATGCTTGAAGCAGTCGGTGTGCTCGGAAATGAGGCTGCATGAAATAGTCCCTCGAAAGGGCTTGCAATGTCATGTCGTCATGTCGCATGATTCACCCATCCTGTCATTCCTGCATGTGTAGGATCGAAAAGCAAGACCCGGCTATGAGCCGGGTTTTTTTATTGAGGGTTTATGGACACGGCGGCTGAGCAGCTCCAACGCTTTTACGTCGAGGCGATGTATATGCCGGGCGTGATGACTTTTGTTGTTGTAGTCGTTTTGATGGTTCTTCGAAAGCGACGTCCAGACGTCTCCAGAGCACTGATCTGGGCGATGCTCGCAGCATGTTTCTTTGGAATTACATGCGCTCCGCATTTGTCGCAGATTCTCTTTCCAGAACCTTGCGTTATGCGATTTAAGACGCCTACCGATCTGTGCATTTTTACCCCGGCTGTCAGATTGGAGGTAGGAGTATTTGCCGGGTCGATTGGCGCACTACTTGCTTTTTTCGCGACGAAAGTCGGATTTTCCGTGCTTCAAAAATTCAGATAGCCATCCAGCATAGAATCGAAGAGCCCGGCCAAGCGCCGGGTTTTTTGTGGCCAAGATTTCCCCAAGCCCTCAGAGCCTCTGACTTGTCACGCTGATGAGGGGCCTATTCAGGGCCTCGGCACTTGCTGGGGCCTTTTCGTTTTCGGCTCCACCACACCCTTCGCTCTGAGCTGGGAGTGCTGCTGGAGCCGATTCAATTCCCAAACATGCCCCACGGAGTCGAGCGCATGGAGTATCTACAGCGCCTGCTCGACAAGATCGACAGGTTCGAATTGCTGATTGCGGGCCTGATTGGGGCTGTCGTTGCGAGCTGGTGGCACAAGGACGACTTGTCTGACTGGCGCGCCTGGATGGTGTTCTTGATCACCGGGGTTGCCTGCTCGCTGTACCTGACGAGCATGGTCAGCGCCTACCTGAATGTCACGGAGCCCAAAATAGTCGCCGGGATTGGTTTTCTCCTGGGTACGTTCGGCGGCTCGCTCCTGGCAGCAATCAACCGAGCCATCAAAGCCGCTGACCTCTGGGCGCTAATTCGCCAGCGGTTCGGGGGAGGCAATCCACCATGAATCTTGAACTGATCAACTCCATCGCCTGCGGCCTTATCGCGCTGTGGGCAGCCTGGTGCGTACTGAGCGGGAAGGTGAGGGACGGCATCCTTGGGAAGCTTATCTACTCGACGATCGCCATCACCGGTTTTGTCGTGATGGTGCGCAGCCAGAACATCTTCTTCGGCCCAACTACCGCCGGACTGACGCTGCATGTCGCTCTGGCCCTGGCCGGTGCACGGCATATCTTCATGGTCACGTACTGGCAGCGGGTGAAGGTCTGGCTGTGCCGGACGCTGAACTGCGAGCACTGCCTGAACTGTAACAAGGCACCTGGCGGTGTCGAGCGCAGAGCCAAGTAATGCGAGGGCCTACCATCCCCCTGGAAACCACTGACGGGCGAGGCTTACCGTCACACGCAAAGCATGCTGACTTTGATCACACTCCAACTGCTGATCTTCGGGCGTTGCGGGTTTGCGCCACCTGAGATTTGCCGTTAAACCTTTGGCGTAAGATCGCTCAAATTCGGTATTCGCTTCTTTTGTAAGGCGCATGGCTTTCGCATAGTCCGCCTCAAGGTCATCAGGCAGCGATTCACAAGCCAGTTTGGCTTGCTGATACCTAACGGCATACATGTAGCCGTCAGTTGGGGCTTCGTCGTAGCTGTAGCGAGAGGGCTCCACAGCCATTGCTGGGCCAGCGATAAGTAAAGCGATGAAATACAGGCGTCCGTGCATGGGTTTGAGTCTCGAAAAAATCAAATTTGGCGGAGTATACCTGGCTCATCCGCGCCACGTTTTCGAATGCGCCAAATCGTGGCGCGGATTAGAGTTACCTGCTCAGTCAACCTACTTATCCATTCATACGTGCCGCCAGTAAGGCTCGCTCCTTGCTGAGAGGTTTGAGCACCGCGGGTTGCTCTCCGATTTTCATGAACAGGAAATAATGGTCCTGATCATCGTGCAGGATACGGTAGACGTCAGCTGTTCTGTCAGTGCTAGGCGAAGTCAGCTTGTCCACAATTAACGTGTAAGCGCTGACTCCCAGCTTGTCCAAAGCTGTCTGCAGTTCTGCGTCAATCCGTGATCGCCATTTTTTCATGTTGTGTCGATATGCTAGGACTGCAAGCACGATTGCGATTATTGGCATTACGCCGGCCGCGAAGACCGTAAATAACTTATCCATGATCTCTCTTTATTAAATAAGAAAACTGTTCATGAATACCCGCAAGCTTGAAAGGCGGCAAGAGAAGGTCACGATATGATTCGACCAATGCCGCCACTACCACTGCTTGAATTGTCCGACTTCGGCATCCGCCTCACTCCGGCTCCCGAGGTGTCGGAATGGCTCCAAGCCGAGATCCTTGCCGACACCGGCAGCATTCACAACGAAGACCATGCCCACCTACTGGATGCTGACATCCGTGTCATGTGGGCGTCGTCGAGCTTCACCAAGCAGGGGCGCACAGTCCTAGGCCAGGCCGAGCAAGTAGCGTTCCGTGCCGGTGGCTGGCAGAAGGCCCGGATGGAGCAGCAGATGCGTGATTGGTTCGGCGACGTGCCGGCTTTCATCATCACCTCGGCTGCCGACTACTGTGCCCAGTGCAGCGACCTTGAGTTCTGCGCGCTCCTGGAACACGAGCTGTATCACCTGGCTCACGCGACCGACAAGTACGGTCAACCGGCATTCACTCAAGATGGCGCACCGAAGATCAAGCTGCAGGGCCACGACGTGGAAGAGTTCGTCGGTGTGGTCCGCCGCTACGGTGCAAGTCCTGACGTTCAAGCGTTGGTGGATGCTGCAAACAGTCCTGCTGAGGTGGGGAAATTGAACATTGCGAGGGCCTGCGGAACCTGTCTGCTCAGATCGGCCTGACCCCTGACAGACCTAAGACGGAATTTACCCTATGGCAGCCCTGAACAGTGAGGTGAAAGGCTTCATGGTTCAGGCCTTGGCGTGCTTCGACACACCATCCCAGGTTGCTGCAGCTGTCCGAGAGGAATTCGGCATTGAGGTGACCCGTCAGCAATGCGAGGCCCAAGACCCGACCAAGCGCGCCGGGAGAGACCTGGCAAAGAAATGGGTGACCCTGTTCCACGATACCCGGAAGCGGTTCCGCGAAGAGACAGCTGACATCCCGATCGCCAACCGTGCCTTTCGCCTCCGTGCCATGAACCGCTTCGTGGAGAAGGCCGAGACGATGAAGAACATCGGCCTGGCGATGCAGATCCTCGAACAGGCCGCGAAGGAAACCGGCGACATCTACGTCAACCGGGCCAGGAAGGAAGAAGCCGGCGACGAGCCGGTAATCCCTACCCGCATTCAGGTCGACGTGGTGGATGCGAGGAAGCCGAATGCCGAGCCTTAACGTTCCGCAGGCTCAGTTCCTCACGCTGCCCCACAAATTCCGTGCGTTTGTTGCTGGGTTCGGATCAGGCAAGACCTGGGTCGGATGCTCGGCGCTGAGCAAACACTTCATGGAGTGGCCCGGCGTTAACGCTGGCTACTTCGCACCGACTTACCCGCAGATCCGGGACATCTTCTATCCGACCATGGATGAGGTGGCCTACGACTGGGGGCTGAAGACCAAGATCAACCAGGCGAACCACGAGGTTCACATCTACAGCGGCCGGCAGTCCCGCGGCACTGTGATCTGCCGGTCTATGGAGAAGCCGCAGACAATCGTCGGCTTCAAGATCGGGCACGCCCTGGTGGATGAGCTGGACGTGCTCACCGCAGTCAAGGCGCAGCAGGCCTGGCGCAAGATCATTGCCCGCATGCGCTACAACTTGCCCGGGCTGAAGAACGGGGTGGACGTCACCACCACGCCGGAAGGCTTCAAGTTCGTCTTCCTGCAGTTTGTGAAACAGCTGCGCGATAAGCCGTCGCTGAAAGAGATGTATGGCTTGGTGCAGGCCAGCACGTTCGACAACGAGCTGAACCTGCCGGATGACTACATCGCCTCCCTGATGGAGTCGTACCCGCCTCAGTTGATCATGGCGTACCTCAAAGGCCAGTTCGTCAACCTGACGTCCGGCACGATCTACACGGCCTACGACCGCAAGCTCAACGGATGCTTCGACACCGTGCAGCCCGGCGAGCCGCTGTACATTGGGATGGACTTCAACGTCGGCAAGATGGCAGCGATCACCCACGTTAAGCGCGACCGGGGGCTGCCCAGGGCCGTGGATGAGCTGATCGACGGCTACGACACGCCCGACATGATCCGCCGCATCAAGGAACGGTACTGGCAGCACGACGGCAACGACTTCAAGAAGACATGCGAGATCAGGATTTACCCGGATGCCTCGGGCGATTCGCGCAAGTCTGTGAACGCAAGCATCACCGACCTGGCCATGCTCAAGCAGGCCGGATTCGCGGTCATCGCGCCAGCTGCTAACCCGCCGGTTAAAGATCGAATCAACGCAATGAACGCCGTCTTCTGCAATGCGCAGGGCGAGCGCCGCTACCTGGTCAACCCGTTCACCTGCCCAACCTACGCCGATGGCCTAGAACAGCAGGTGTGGGGCGCGAACGGGGAGCCAGACAAAACCGCCGGCATCGATCACGCGAACGACGCCGGCGGCTACTTCATCCACCGCGAGTACCCGATCATCAAACCGGTCACCGCAATGAAAATGGGGGTCGCTCGATGACGGACGTCACTTTCACCCGTCCTGAGTACACGGCGGCGAAGTACCGCTGGCGCTTGGTGCGCGACGTCTGCAAGGGCTCGGAAACGGTCAAGGCCGCCGGCGATTACTACCTGCCCAGGCCGAATGTCTCGGACAAGTCCCAGGACAACAAGGATCGGTACGACGCATACAAGAAGCGTGCTGTGTTCTACAACGCCACCGGCCGGACGAAACACAGCCTGGTGGGAGCGGTGTTCCGCACATGGCCAACGCTGACTGTTCCCGGTGCGCTCGACTACGTGACGAAGGACATCGACGGGCAAGGCGTCAGCGTTTACCAGCAATCGCAGTCGGTTATCGGGCATTTGCTCGAAGTTGGCCGTCACGGCTTGCTTGTGGATTACGCCGCTGTTGAGCCCGGCACTGTGAGCAAAGCAGACGAGCAGGCCGGTCGCGCCCGTGCAAACGTCGCCAGTTACCCGGCTGAATCAATCATCAACTGGAAGACGCGCCAGGTTGGCGGTCAGCACTTGTTGAGCCTGGTTGTGTTGCGCGAAAAGATCGACGTCGATACTGACGATGGGTTCGGCAGTGAGCAGGTTGTGCAATATCGCGTACTGCGCCTGGATGTGTCCGGCGTGTACACCCAGGAAGTATGGGAGGAGGGCTCTAGCAAAACGGAGATGACCGTAGCGCCATTTGCCCCGCTGAACGGAGCCGGACAGCCATGGCGAATCATCCCGTTCCAGTTCCTGGGCAGCGAGAACAACGACACCAGCATCGACGACTCGCCGCTGTACGACATGGCCGAAGTGAACATCGGGCATTACCGCAACAGCGCGGACTATGAAGAGGCAGCGTACTTGGTGGGCCAGCCCCAACCGTGGATGTCTGGCCTCGATGAGCAATGGCGTGACCATCTCGAAAATGCTGGAATCTTCTTGGGCTCCAGAGCGCCTTGGCTGCTTCCTGTGAATGGTGCCTGTGGCGTCTGGCAGGCGCAGCCCAACACCGTCGCCAAAGAGGCAATGGACGCCAAGAAAGAAGACATGGTGTCGCTCGGCGCCCGGCTGATCGAGCGTGGTAGTGCGGTAAAGACCGCAACCCAGGCTGACAACGACAGCGCCGCCGAACACAGCGTCCTCTCCCTGGTAGTGAGCAACGTCAGCGAGGCGTACAGCCAATGTCTGGTCTGGATGGCCGAGTTTGTCAACGCGCCGGGCGAAGCGATCTACAAGCTCAACCAAGACTTCAGCCAGATCACTCTGGACGCAACGACCCTTGCGGCGCTGTTCAACGCAGTACAGGGCGGCAAGCTGCCGGAAGGCGACTTCTGGCAATACCTACGTGATCGCGGCGTGATAAACCCGGAGAAAACGGACGATGAAATACGGGATGAGCTTGAAGCCCAAAGCACAGGGCCAGCCCTAGACGATAACGAGGTAATCCCGAATGGCAGCAAACCAAGCAATCCTTGATGCCACCATCCGGCACGCCGTCTTCCTCGAGCAGTTGAAGTCAGGGGAGGTGGCGAAGTTCGCGCCCTTCCTCAAGGAGATCGACCGCTCGATTCGTGAGCGGCTTACGCGGGCGGAGCTGACGGACTACACCGTCGCCCGCCTTGAGCGGCTGCTGAGCGAGGTCGATAGTCTGCTGCTGGGCATCTTCGACCGGTACAGCGAGAAGCTGAACCTCGACTTGGTGGATATCGCCAGCTACGAGGCCGAGTTTGAAGCAACCAGCCTGACCCGGGCGGCACCGGTGGGCGTCACCTTCGACGCGGCGGTGCCAGGTGCGGCGGCAATCAGGGCGGCAATCCTCACCAATCCGCTCAGCGTGCGCGGTGCCGACGGCGGGAAGCTGCTCAAGTCGTTCATTGATGGCTTCACCGCAACGGAACGGCAACGCCTCACGGGCGCGATCAGGCAGGGCTTCTTCGAAGGCCAGACGAACTTCCAGATCATCAAGAATATCCGGGGCACCAAGGCGCTCCAGTACAACGACGGCATCCTGGCCACGACCAACCGCAACACCGGCGCCATCGTGCGGACGGCAGTGCAGCACGTCGCCACCCAGGCGCGCATGGAGACGCTGAAGGAAAACAGCGACGTCGTGCAGTCGGTGGAGTGGGTCAGCACCCTGGATTCGAAGACAACCAGCCAATGCCGGACGCTCGATAAGCGTCGATTCAAGCTGAACGAGGGGCCAAGGCCGCCGATCCACATCAACTGCCGCTCGACGGTGGTTGCTGTGACGCGCTTCAGCGCCTTGTCCGCCAAGGACGCCACGCGGGCATCGATCGGTGACGGCGGCGCTCAGCAGGTGAGGGCAGAGCTCAGCTACTACGACTGGCTCAAGCAGCAGCCCGCGGCGTTCCAGGACAAGGCTATCGGCCCAGTCCGCGCCAAACTTTTCCGCGAAGGCGGCTTGAGCATCGAACGATTCTCTGAGCTGCAGCTTGATCGTAATTTCAAACCGCTGACGCTCGTGCAAATGCGCTTGCTTGAGCCTCTAGCGTTCGAGTTGGCGGGCATTAAGTAGGAGAAAAACACCTCGCAGGGCAATGGCGCTGCGTTGTACTCGCTTCTTACCAGAGATATCGTGCAGTCGTGGCTTGAAAAGCCTGAATAAAGCCTTCATCTTGATTTTCGTTATCACAGAAAAGGAAAGTCGCGCATGAAATCGGGTGAACAATTAATCCCAGTAGAAAATCTGCGTAAGTTCACGCATCTTTTAACCATGGACGGACGTCAGGGTTGGGATTCTAACCAGCATGCAGCCCTTCTTCAGGCGCTTGCCGATAGCGAAAACACTTCATACGTAGGCTGCCTTGCTGACGCATTTGGACTGGAGGACCCAAAGGTTTTTGCTATAGGGGACCTGGTCAGAATTATCGCCCTTCCATCTTCGATGTTTATGGATGAGATAAGTGAGGAGGTCAAAACTTTCGCGGCCTACTACGGCTACATCGCAGTGGTTAGTGGCCATGGCTTGTACGGGGCTGATATTTATTTTATCGACCATGGCGCTCTTGCCCTTGCAAACGCCGCAGAGACTTTCTCTAAACTGCGACTTTTGAGCTAAGCCTTTTCAGCTTTTCAAAGCCCTGGCATTCGCCGGGGTTTTTTATGCGCGTTATTCACGCAAGGCCTCGGTAATCCGGGGTTTTTCATATCAGCGGGCAGGGCCTGCAAATCGTCTCTGGGAGACAAACAATGCTGAAATTCCAACTGGATACCCTGGAAGGGGTAGATGAAGCCGTGCGCGCTCTTTACACCGAGAAGGACGGCAAGTTCGTACTCGGCATTGAAGGTCTGCCGCAGCCAGAAGATGTATCCGGCCTGAAAGCCAAGGTTGATGAGTTGCTCGGCGAGAAGAAAGCCGCCGAGAAAGCTCGCAAGGATGCGGAAGAGCAGGCCCGACTGGAGCGTGAAGAGGCCGCTCGCAAGTCCGGCAACGTCGAAGAGCTCGAAAAGTCCTGGTCCGAAAAATACAACCGTCGCGAAGCTGAGCTGAACGGCATGCTGGAACAGGAGCGTGGAACGCTGAGCACTCAGATCCGGGATCTGACCGTCGGCCGTACCGCTACTGACATCGCGTCTGCCCTGGCAATCCCAGGTAGCGCCAAAGCCCTGTTGCCGCACATCGAACGCCGTCTGAGCGTCGAGCAGCGGGACGGGAAGCCTGTTGTAGTCGTCCTCGACCAGCAGGGCAAGCTCTCGGCGGCCACGCTCGATGAGCTGAAAGCAGAATTCGCAAACGACACGGCCTTCGCGCCGTTGATCGCGGGTAGCAAGGCATCTGGCGGCGGGGCTGCTGGTGCTGGAGGTGGCGGCGGGGCCGCAAAAGGAAAAATCGGCGGCACCAAAGAGGAACGCACGGCCGCAATCGCGAGCCGGTTCCCGGATCTCCCACAATCTTAAGGAAATAACTCATGTCCCTGTCGCAAATGCAGGTCTTCAACGAATACATCATGCCGGCGACTCTCGAGACGCTGGATCAGTATCTCGCCGCTTTCAACGCCGCCAGCCGCGGTGCAATCGTGCTGTCTCCGGACGGCTTCACTGGTGACTTCCTTCAGGAGTCGTTCTTCCAGACCCTGGCCGCTGCCCAGCGCCGCGTGGACCGCTACAGCGCGAACGCCGCCGTCGCTGCCACCGACTTGACCGAGCTGAAGAACACTTCGGTGAAGGTTGCCGGCGGCTTCGGCCCTATCCGCTACGAGCCATCCCAGATGACCTGGCTGGAGCGCCCAACCGCGCAAGGCATCGAGGTAGCCAGCCGTGCGTTCGCTGAAATCCTGCTGAAGGATCAGCTGAACACCGCGATTGCTGCCCTCGTTGCCGCGATCACCGCCCAGGCCGCCGCGGTCAACGATGTGTCGGCTACCGCTGGCATCACCTACGCCGGCCTTAACAACGCCCACGCGAAGTTCGGCGATGCAAGCCAGAACCTGGTCACCCAGGTGATGCAGGGCATCAGCTACCACAAGTTGGTCGGCCAGAACCTGGCGAACCAGCAGCAGCTGTTCCATGCGGGCAACGTCCGCGTGGTGGATATCCTCGGCAAGATCTCCGTTGTGACGGATGCCCCGGCGCTGATGCAGGCCGGAACCCCGAACAAGGAAATCATCCTGTCCTTGGTGCAAGGCGCTGCGCTGGTCCACGACGGCCGCGACATCATCAGCAACGTCCAGACCACCAACGGCAAGGAGCGTATCGAAACCACTCTCCAGACCGACTACACCTTTGGCCTGGGTCTGAAGGGCTACACCTGGGACACCATCACCGGCGGCAAGTCGCCAACCGACGCCGAGCTGGCGACCGGTACCAACTGGGACAAGACCGCCACCAGCATCAAGCACACCGCCGGTGTAGCTCTGATCGGTGATGCCTCCAAGTAACCCTGACAGCTGAGTCGGGCCCATCGCCCGGCTTGGCGAGGACGTGATCATGAGCAACAAGAACATCTGGTATCTGCCTGGTCCATTCCACCGGTACCAGGAAGACGTAAAGGCCCTGGCCAAAGCAAGCGGCCTGCGCATCGTAGACGCAAGCGTTACCGAAAGCCGCGAAGATGCTGCCGACGACGTGCCTGACGTGACGGTCAAGGAGTTGCCGAAGGTGCTGCTGATCGATGGTGGCAGTTCCAGCATCGATATCGACGCCTTTCGCGCTGAGCTCGAGTCTGTCGGCCTGATCGTCGAGTCATTCGCTGATCAGGCGCTGGTGCGGCCAGAAGGTGAGCTTGGCCCGATCGCTGATCGCCTGTTTCAGGTGTTCGAAGCAGTAAACGCCGGCGTGGAAAGCCTCATCCTCGATCGTGACGGTGAATTTGAGAAGGTGAAAGCTCTGCAAATGCAGGTAGATGACCTTCTCCAGCAGATCGACAAAGCGGGTCGGGAAGATGCCTACGCGAAGGAAGTCGCCGAACTGAAAGCCAAGCTCGACGAAGCGAAGGTGCCGTACCGGGCGAACGCCTCGAAAGAATCCTTGGAAAAGCTCGTAGCTGACCTGTCCAAGGCCTGATAATGCTGGCTTCCGGTGACCCGGTGGCCGATCTCAATCCATTCCAGCGAGTTGACGCATGACACTCATCATCGAGGACGGCACCGGCAAGCCTGACGCCGAAAGCTACGCGAGCGCTGAGGACCTGGCCCTGTATGCCGTGAAGTTCGGCACGGTCATCCCGGCGGGCGTGCCTGAGCAGGAAGCATTGCTGCGTCGGGCCGCCTTGGCGATGGATGGCATGACCTGGAAAGGCCGCAAGATGAGCAGCGATCAGGCCCTGGCTTGGCCGCGCCGGGGTGTTGAGCTGGACTGCCAGATCAAGCCGGACAACTATCTGCCAGCGCGCATTCATTACGGGCAGATGGCCCTGGCCGCCGAGATACATCAGGACGACATCGACCCAATCGACAAGCGCAAGGGTGCTGTGACACTTGAGCGCGTCGAGGGCGCAGTAACTCGCGAGTACGCGACGATCTCCAACACCAGTGGTCGGCTGTTGCCGGCGGCGCCGGACCGGCCAAGTGCTACGCAGTTTGCCGACTACCTACAAAAGCGCGGGCTGTTCGCAATCCGCGCATAGCTTCAACGGAGACCGCCATGGCCACCTTTTACGACGAAATGGCCGTGATGGCTCTGGAGATGATCACAGAGTTCGGCCAGCCCGTGACCATCAGCAAGACGGTGACGGGCGAGTACGACCCTGAGACGGGCGGCGAAGCGCCGGGCGCAACCGTCGAACAAACAGCCCAAGGCATCCTGCTCGACTTCACCGGCCAAGAATTCCAGAACAACAGCCTCATTAGGCAGGGCGACAAGAAGCTCAAGATTGCCGCGCAGGGGCTGACCTGGGTGCCGGGGCTGCTCGACAAAGTGGTTGCTCAGGGCCGCACCTGGTCAATCGTTCCGCCACTGAAAGAGATTAATCCAGCGGGTACGCCGATCCTGTATGAGCTGCAGGTGCGCTCGTGAGCCGGGCGGGTGCCGGCCAATCCGGCAGCTTTGCTCTGAGCCTTGCCGAGTTTGCCGCTCAGACCAGTGATGCAATCGACGCAAGTGTGCGCGAGACCATCATTGAGGTTGGTAACAGCCTGATTCGCATGTCTCCCGTGGGCAACCCAGAGATATGGGCGCAGAACGCCGTAGCGGCCGAGTACAACAAGGCCGTCGACGACCACAACAGCGCGCTGCGGAGCGATCCGAGCAATCTCACGAAGGGCGGCAGGCTGAAGAAAGGTCGCAAGCTCAACGACGGTATGGACATCAAGGCGCCTGAAGGCTACGTCGGCGGCCGGTTCCGTGCAAACTGGCATATCTCGCTGGGCGTAGTCGAGAGTGTCACCTTCGACGAGGTGGACCCGAGCGGCGCCGAAACCACTGCCGCACTGGTGGCCGCAATGAGCGACTTCACCGCCGGCCAGATGGCCTACATCATCAACAACTTGCCCTACGCGATCCCGCTGGAGTTCGGCCATTCCACCCAGGCCCCAGGCGGCATGGTTCGGGTAACCGTGGCTCGCTTCCAGCAGATAGTGCTGGAGGCCATCAGGAACAACCAGGTATGAGTCACGCAATCATCGCCTCGATCTACGAGGCCAAGCTGATCGCCTGGAACGCTGGCAGGGCCGAGAAGCTCAAGATCGTTTTCGAGAACACGGGCTACACACCGCGGGAGGGCGAGACATATCTTCGAGCTTTCACCATCCCGGGCGACACCGCGAGCAACACGCTCGGCGGTGATCACCGGCTGTATACCGGAGTGTTTCAGTTCAGCATCATCGCGCCGGCGGGTACCGGGAAGGCCAAGACGAACCCAATTGCAGCCGAACTCATCGCGCTATTCCCGCTGTATGTGCGCGACGTGAAGAACGGTTTCGTGGTGACGCCTATGACACCTGTAGATGTTGGTCCAGGCATTACTGGCGACTCAACCTACACCGTGCCGCTCTCGTTTACCTACCGGTCCGACACCACGCCATAACCCGCCCGTTGGGCACATCCTGAACCCGCTAAGTGCGGGTTTTGTCATTTCTGCAAGAGGAAAACCCATGTCTGTTTATTTCCCCAACGGGGCAACAATTTCGATTTCCAGCGGGTTCGCCGCCGCCAAGCTGATTTCCGCAATCAGCAACGCAAACCCGGGTGTTGCTACCAGCGCCGCGAACGGTTTTGCCAATGGCGATATTCTGCTGATCACCTCCGGCTGGGAGGACATCAACGAGCGCGCCGTGCGTGTATCCAACGCTGCCGCCGGCGCATTTACCTTGGAAGGCATCGACACATCCAATGTTGCTTTCTTTCCGGACGGCATCAGCGGCGGCACCGCCAAGAAAGTTACCGGCTGGGTAGCCGTCAACCAAGTGATCGGCAACTCCATGTCCGGTGGCGAGCAGCAGTACTGGACTTATGCGCCGCTCGAGGCTCGTCGCGACAAGCAGATCCCGACCACCAAAAACGCACAGGCTTTCGCCTTCCAATTGGCCGACGATGACAGCCTGGCTTGGTACGAAGAGCTCGATAAGGCTGACCGCGAGAAGGAAGTCCGCATCCTGCGTATGTCGCTGCCCAACGGCAAGACGATCTACTACGCTGGCTACGCATCGTTCAACAAGACGCCGACGCTGGTTCGTAACGAAGGCGCTGCTGTCTCCTTTGGGTTCACCATCAACGCGGAAATCACTGCGTATAGCGCGCCTGTTGCTGCAGGCGGCGGAGCTTAACCATGGCGAAATTCAAGATTGCCCAGGCACCGACGTTTCTGGGCGCGGTGATGATCCCCGTCGTTGGCCAGGAGCCAGTGAAGGTTGAATTCACGTTCAAGTATCGAAACCGTATCGAATTGGCAGCCCTGTTCGATGAGTGGAATCAGCGGCGCAAGGACGGCCAAGAGCGCTTTGGTGAAAATCCAACGGTATCGGAAATTATTGCCGTGGATACCGAAAACCAGATGCGGCAAATCAAGGATCTGGTCGTAGGCTGGGAGTTCGACGACAAGTTCGATGACGAGAGCATCAAGGCCTTGGTGACTTCGTGTCATGGGACGACCGAGGCCGTCGTGGATGCGTACCAGGCAGCTTTCGCCAAGGCTCGCACGGGAAACTGATCCGCGCCGCCCGCGCCCTGTATGAATCCCCGCCGGATGCCGAGCAGATCGCGGCTTTCGGCTGGGACGCAGAGGACATGGAAGAAGAGTTCGAAGTTTGGCCGTGCCTTTGGTCTGCCTTCCTCCTATTCAACCGGATGTCCACCCAGTGGCGAGCAGGCGCCGGCGGCGCGATTGGCCTCGACTACAGCAGCATCCGCGACGTGGCCGGTTTCCTCGGCATCAAGAAAAAGAAACTCGCTGACATCTTCCCTGACCTTCAAGTCTTGGAAGGCGAAGCCCTGCGCGTTATGGCGGAGGAAAGGGAAAACAGCCCGTAACCACGGGCACTTATTCAAGGTGAGTCGATGAACATTGCAGAACTCGGCGTCAAGATCGACTCGGCCGATGCAATCCAGGCGAAAACGAGCCTGGATGAAATGGCGAAGGCTGGCGGCCGGGCCGAGCAGTCCGCCGTTTCGCTGATGAACGAAATGCAGGCCCTGGAAAAGTCGTTGTCCACCAGCGCCAAAACCACCCAGGACCTTGCAAAGCAGCGTGATGCTCTCGCCAAGCTGACCAAGACTGGTGCCTATGGCGAGGCCGAGGCGGCGAAGATATCCGCTCAGCTCGATAAGCAGCAGGTGGCTCTGGCCAAGTCCGCTATGGATGAGCAGAAGGCCTTGAACAGCTTGCTGGGGGCGATTGACCCGGCCCGCGCTGCTCTGGCAAAGCTGGACAACCAGGTCGAGCAACTGGGCAAGCACCTCGACGAGGGTCGCATCAGCCAGGACCAGTACAACAGCGCCCTGGCCAAGATCGACAAGGATTACGGAAAGCTCGAAAAGACCACCACCGGTTTCGACAAACTGCGCCTCGGCACCCGTCAGGCTCAGGAAAACGTCGTACAGCTGGGTAACGCGTTGTCGTCGGGTGACTGGGGTAGTGGCGTTCGCGCCGTAGCGCAGTTGGGCGCCGGCGCCGGTGCAGGTGCTGCCGGGTTGCTTGCCATCTTGGCGCCTCTGGCTCTGGCTACCGCAGCCGTGGGCGGCCTGGCGTACGCCTACCACAAAGGCAGCGAAGAACAGGACAGCTACAACAATTCGCTGATCCTCACCGGCAACTACGCCGGCCTGAGCGCCGGACAACTGGGCGACATGGCGCGTCAGGTCGGTGCGACCGTCGGGAGCACCGGCCAGGCCGCTGCGGTACTGGCGATGCTGGCGGATAACGGCAAGATCGCCGGCGAGAGTTTTGCGGGCATCACCCAGGCCGCCGTTTCGATGCAGGAGGCGACCGGTAAAGCCGTCAGCGAGACGGTATCCGAGTTCGTCAAGTTGGCAGACGAGCCGGTCAAGGCTTCCGCGGCGCTGAACGAGCAGTATCACTACTTAACCGCCTCGGTTTTCTCTCAGATCGCCGCTCTGGAAGAGCAACGCGATCACGCCGGTGCCGTGAAGCTGGCCACCGAGTCCTATGCCGACGCCATCAACGAGCGCACTCCGAAGATCCTGGAGAACCTCAGTTTCTGGGAGAAAGGTTACAACGCAGTCGCACGGGCCGCCGACAGCCTCAAGAATATCGGCCGCCCGGACATCGGCGCCGATATCGAACAGGCCCGCCGAGACCTGGCAAGTGCGCAGTCCGGCGACGTTGGTCTGTTCCAAAACAAGCAGGAGATGATTGATCTCTATCAAAACCGCTTGAATATGCTTGAGGACCAGAAGGCGGCACAGGCTGAAATTGCAAAGCTGGAAGGCGATCAGGCAAAGGCCCAACAAGCCGCCATCACCTCGATGCAAAAGGTTGACGCTCTCACCAAGTCCTCGTGGACGAATGAGCAAAAACGCGCCGACGCTCTCAAGGACTACAAAAAACAACTCGACGATATCCGCAAGGTAGCGCCGAACGATCCTCGCCTGGCTCAGGCAACGGTCGACAAAAACATCGCTAACATCAATGACAAGTTCAAAGACCCGAAAGCTACTGGTACTCAGGTCGATCTGACCAGCTTCAACAACGCCAAGAACGACCTGGCGTCCATCACCGACACGTACAAAAATTATCAGAAGGAACTGGAGGCCTTACAGAAGGCTGGTCTGCTTTCCGAGGAAGATTACCTGCTGCGGCGTCAGGCCCTGATCGGCAATGAGTTGGACCAGGTGACGGCAGCCTACGAGGCTGAAATTGCAGCGCTGGAGGCCGCCAAGGGCAAGAAGACAACGTCGGCTGCGCAGAGCATCCAGCTCGACCAGAAGATCGCCGACGCGCGCGCAGGGATGGTCAAGGCGCAGAAAGATGCCGACAGCCAGCTTGAGGTGCTAGCAACCAATGAGACCGGTCGAATTGCCAAACAAGAGCGGGCGATCAGTTCGTATGTACAGGCGCTGGGTCAGCAACAGCGCGCGCTGGAGCTTGCGGGGCAGCGTGCCGTGTTGGGCGTTGGCCAGGGCGATCGCCAGAACGCATTGAGCGGACAGCTGAACAGCCAGCAAGACAGGTTCGCCCAGCAGTCGCTTGAACTGGAAAACCAGCGTTCAGACCCGTCGCGGAACATGTCGGAAGAAGAATTCAAGCGGAAAGCGCAGGCGCTCGCAGACGCGAACAAGGCCGCTACCGACCAGATTCGGCAGAACTATGCGGATGTAGAGAATGCCCAGGGCGACTGGACCAAAGGCGCAACGGCTGCTTGGGAAAACTACCTCGACTCAGCGAAGGATATCGCCGGGCAGACCAAGAGCCTGTTCGGTAACGCGTTCAGCTCAATGGAAGATTCCATCGTCAACTTTGCCATGACTGGTAAGGCGTCGTTCTCGGACTTCGCCAAATCGATCCTGGCCGACATGGCGCGCATTGCGACACGGCAGGCGAGTTCGGCACTGCTTGGCAGTCTGGTTGGCGCGGCGGCGAGTTACTTCGGTGGCAGCGCGGCCGGCGGCGGCAATGGCATGGCCGCCGGGTCTGCCGGTGCCACGTCGTCAAACCTCGGTGCCTCTTCGGCCGGCTACTCCAGCACCTACTTCCCGCAAGCCAAGGGCGGCGCGTGGTCGGGCGGTGTGCAGATGTTCGCCGATGGCGGTGCGTTCACGAACTCCATCGTCAGCAAGCCCACGGCTTTCGGGATGGCCAATGGCAAAACCGGCGTCATGGGTGAGGCAGGGGAGGAAGCAATCATGCCGCTGACCCGGACGTCGAGCGGCAAGCTCGGGGTTATGGCCATGGGCGGCGGCGGGACTGGCGGAACGCAGATCAATGTCGAAGTGCATATCGATGGCGATGGCAACGCTACCTCCTCGGCTGATGCACCTGGCTATGACCTCTTCGGCAAGGAGCTGGCGACGTTCGTAGAGCAGAAGTATCAGGAGCTGCGGAGCAGGGACATGCGCCAGGGCGGCGTCATCAACAAAGCAATTAAGGGGCGCTGATGGCTATTGAACGATTCAGATGGGCGACGGAGAAGGGCGCGGAGGGCGATATTGCCCAGCGCGTCCGCTCCAAGAAGTTCGGAGATGGCTACGAGCAGTCGGTCGAGGATGGTCTCAACAACCGGTCGCAATCCTGGCCGATAACATTTACCGGCCTGAAGCCGCGCATTAAGGAAATCATGGACTTCATCGACCGACACAAAGGCTCGAAGGGCTTCCTCTGGGAGCCGCCCCTGGGTGAGCTTGGTCTCTACAAGTGCAACGGCTACAAGCCAGTGCACCGTGGCGGCCAGGTCTACGCCATCACCGCGACCTTCCAGCAAACCTTTCATCCCTGAGATAACCACCCATGGCACTGATCACGGACATCCAGAAACTGGAGCCCGGCGGCGAGATTCGCCTGTTCGAAATTGATGGTACCGAGTACGGCGCCGATTACTTGCGCTTCCACGGTCACGCTATCCCGCACACGCCAGAAGAATTACTGGCCTATGAGGGCTCGGAAGAGGATCTGCCCGCCAAGTCGATTATCTGGCAGGGTCAGGAGTACGCGGCCTGGCCGGTGCAGATTGAGGGTATTTCCTCAAGCAGCGATGGCACCGCCTCTCGGCCGACTTTTGCCGCCGGCAACGTCAACGGGCGCGTCACGGCGCTGTGCCTGGCTTTCGAGGACATGCTCAAGTTCAAGCTCACAGTCCGCGAGACCCTGGCCCAGTACCTGGATGCGGCCAACTTCCCTGAGGGCAACCCAACCGCCGACCCCATGCAGGAGGCGCTGGAGATCTGGTACATCGACCAGAAAACCAGTGAAGACGGCGAGGCCGTCGTCTGGGAGCTGTCCTCTCCGGGCGAGATCGATAACCACGGCCTGCCCGGGCGGCAGATGACCACGTTCTGCCATTGGGCCATGACCAATGGTTACCGGGGGCCGGACTGCGGCTATACCGGCGTGGCCATGTTCGACGACGAGGACAACCCCACGGATGACCCGGCCAAGGATCAGTGCAAAGGCTGTCTGTCGTCGTGCAAATTGCGCTTCGGCGAGAACAACGAACTCTCCTTCGGTGGCTTCCCTGCCGTTTCCCTCATAGCCCGGAGCTGACCATGCGCAAACACATCATTGCGTCCATCCAGGCGCACGCGGCGGCGGAATATCCGCGCGAGTGCTGCGGCCTGCTACTGGCCGTCGGGCGAGCGCAGAAGTATTACCCGTGCCGGAACATCGCCACGGATCCGAACGAAGAGTTCAGACTCGATCCCGAGGACTACGCCGCGGCGGAAGACTTGGGCGAAGTGGTCGGCATCGTTCACTCGCATCCGGACGCCACCTGCAGGCCGTCACCGCATGACTTGGCCATGTGCGAAGCCACGGCGTTGCCCTGGCACATTTTGTCGTGGCCCGAAGGCGACATGCGCACGATCACGCCAACCGGCAGCACGCCGCTACTCAAGCGCCCGTTCGTGCACGGCGCCTGGGACTGCTGGCAGGTTTGCGCTGATTGGTATGCCCGAGAGTGGGGTCTGGAATTCGAAGCCTTCCAGCGCACCGATGGCTGGTGGGAAAGCGCGGGTAACGCAAGCCTCTACGAGCAGAACTACGAGGCCGCCGGCTTCATGCGTGTCGACATGCCACAACGCGGCGACATGATCGTTATGCAGGTCGGCCGGACAGCCCATCCGAACCACGCTGGCATATACCTTGGCGCCGATCCATCGTTGCCTGGCGAGGAATCTTGCGTTGTCGGCCCAGGTCCGTTCCTGCTGCACCACCTATACGGCAGGCCGTCAGAAATTATCGTCTACGGCGGACCCTGGCATGACAGGACGCGCCTGATCCTCAGGCACAAAGACGCGAAACAATCAACATGACGCGGCAGCGCCACCCGGTTGCCACTGGCATTCCATCCACGCTGACCGCTAGGACAGCGGGTAGACTACTTGAAGATGCGAGGGAACTTTTTCTTGCGATAATGTCAATTTGACATGTGTCTGTGCAGCTCGCCAGGGATGCCGACGATGCCGGTCGGATTTCCGGCAAACCAAGGAAGAAAACGATGAAATTGATTTTTGTAGTACTGCTGATGATTAGCGGCTACGCCTTTGCCGGCTGCGCCACCATTGGTGATTCGGACCAGCGCGCTTATTGCAGAGCTAAGGAGGGCAGTGGTACTTGCGGTTCGATCAGTAATCGGGACCTGCGTCATGCCTGCAATGCGGAAACGAACGGAGGTAGCTGCAATAGCATTGATGATCACGATCAGCGCTATTTATGTAATGCAAGAACCAACCATGGTAGCTGCAGTTCGATCAACGATCGGGACTTGCGTCGTGCCTGCAATGCGGAAACGAACGGAGGCAGTTGTAATAGCATTGATGATCACGATCAGCGCTATTTATGTAATGCCAAAACCAATAACGGTACTTGCGGTCCAATCAACGATAGGGACTTGCGTGCGCAATGTGAAGCATTGAAACATTGATTGAAGATCACGAGAGCGGTCTTGGTGCACGAACAATATAAAATGCGACCTCTAATACATCAGTTTCAGCAGCGACGATGCATTGGAAAAGTCACTTTGAGAGAGATTTCGACGTCGGAAATGCTACAGTCCCGCCAAATCAAAGAGGGGACGACATGCGGATTTTGATAGCGGCTGTAGCAGTGGCGATGCTGGCAGGGTGTGCCTCATCGGCAATCTCGGTGCAGGATGCTAAGCCGGTGCCTTCGGATGAGATTTATGCCTTCCAGGCAAAGCCGGCCGGTGAAAGCGGGAAGATCACTGTTGTACGCGACTCCGGCGCTGTTGGCTCAGGGTGCGATATCGTGGTCTATATCGATGGGCGCAAGGCTGCGAAAATCGGTACTGGGCAACGAGCTACCTTTTATCTCCCCCCAGGCTCGCCGAATATCGGCGCCGGTCTCGCCGGATCAGGGCTTTGTGCGGGCGCTGCAATTAGAACCATCTCTGCAACTGTCCAGCCTCGTAAGGAAAGCCTATACCGCATCAGCGGCGATATGGCCGGGTTCTACATTGGTCCCTACGTCGATTACAACTGACAAACGAAAACCATAAAGCCGCCTTCGGGCGGTTTTTTACGCCTGGAGAAATTGATGCAGACCTCAGCGATCAACTACCAAACAATGACGACCATTCGCTTGCATGGACAGCTCCGGCAGTTCGGGAAGTCGTTCAGGCTTGCGGTGAAGTCGCCAGCCGAGGCCATCAAGGCGCTGTGCGTCCAGATCCCCGGCTTTGAGCGGTTTCTATCGAATGCTAAGTCACGCGGGCTTGAATTCGCGGTATTTCGCGACAAGCGCAACATTAGCGAGAAAGAACTGGCCTACCACGGTGCCGGGGATATTCGCATTGCCCCCGTAGTGGTAGGTAGCAAGCGTGGCGGCATTCTTCAGACGATTGTCGGCGCGATTCTGATTGTGGTTGGGGTGGTCTTTTCGGCCACGCCATTCGGTACTCCTCTTATTGGCGCCGGCATCGGGCTCGTTGCTGGCGGTGTTATCCAGATGCTTAGCCCTCAAGCCAGCGGCCTGAAGACTAGTGCTGCCCCCGAGAACACGCCCGGCTATGCCTTCGGCAGCGCCAAGAACACCACCGCTTCCGGTAATCCGGTTCCGCTCTGCTATGGAAAGCGGCGAGTGGGCGGGGCGATCATCAGTGCTGCGATCTACGCCGAAGACCAAATGTAGCCAACATTCGTAGCACCGCAGCCGCCCCCGAGGCGGTTTTTTATTGCCTGGAGAAAAGCATGGGCGCAGCACAGAAGCTCGATATTTACGGCGCCAAGGGTGGCTCCGAGAAGCCAAAAACGCCCACCGAGGCCCCTGACAGCCTGCGCTCTATCGCCATTGCCAAAATGCTAATCGCTATCGGTGAAGGAGAATTCGAAGGCACGCCTACCGCGCGCGATATCTTTCTCGACAACACCCCGCTGCAAGATCCCCAGGGAAACATGAACTTCCCGAACGTGAAGTGGGAGTGGCGCACCGGAGCGGTGGATCAGAGCTATATCCAGGGCATCCCCTCGATCGAGAACGAGACCACGATCAGTGCCGAGCTGCGCAGCGGGACGCCATGGGTTCGCGCTATCAACAACACGCAGCTCTCTGCTGTTCGTGTGCGTTTCGCCTGGCCAGCGCTCCAGTCCGTGGATGCCGGGGGCAACATCAACGGGTACCGGATTGAGTACAAAGTTGAGTTGGCCACCGACGGCGGCGCCTACCAGCAGGTGCTTAGCGAAGCGGTCGATGGAAAGACCACCAGCCTTTACGAGCGCACGCGCCGCATCGATCTTCCCAAGGCAACCACCGGCTGGCTGATGCGTATCACGCGTCTGACCATCAATCAGAACAACAACAAAATCTCCGACACGATGCAGATCTCAGGCTTCACTGAGGTCATCGATGCGAAGGTTCGATACCCAAACACCGCGCTGCTCTACATTGAGTTCTCCGCCGAGCAGTTCCGCAGTATCCCGGCCGTGACGGTCGAGACCAAGCTGAAAAAAATGCAGGTGCCGAGCAACTACGACCCTGTATCGCGCACTTACTCTGGCGTGTGGGATGGCACGTTCAAGCAGGCGTGGACTGACAACGCCGTCTGGATGACCTACGACATCACCACGGCCGACCGCTTCGGCCTGGGCCGGCGCATCAAGCCTTGGATGGTGGACAAGTGGGAGCTGTATCGCATCTCGCAGTACTGCGACCAACTGGTGCCGGACGGGAAGGGTGGCCAGGAGCCGCGCTTCATCTGCAACCTGAACCTGCAGAGCAAGGCTGACGCCTGGTCGCTACTACGCGATATCTCGACCATTTACCGGGGTATGACCTATTGGGCCCAAGGCCAGGTTTTCACCTTGGCGGATATGCCGCGCGCCACCGACTTCGACTTCGCCTACACCAAGGCGAACGTCATCGATGGCAAGTTCACCTACTCCAGCGCATCGGAGCGCACCCGGTACACCAGAGCGCTGATCAGCTACGACAACCCACTGAACAACTACGACACAGACGTCACGGCGGTGACCGATCAGAAGCTGCAGCGCCGCTACGGCGACAATCCGCTGGAGATCAGTGCCATCGGCTGTACCCGCGAATCCGAGGCCCAGCGCCGAGGTAAGTGGGCGCTGCTCACCAACTCCAAGGACCGGGCCGTTACCTTCAAGGTCGGACTGGACGGCCGTATCCCGCTGCCTGGCTACGTGATCCCTATCGCGGACGAATTGCTGGCGGGGCGCCCCGTGGGTGGGCGTATCTCCGCAGTGAATGGCAAGGTCATCACGTTGGATCGGGATACCCAGGCCAAGCCCGGTGATCGCCTGATCCTCAACCTGCCAGACGGCAAGTGTGAGGGCCGTACCGTGCAATTTGTCAGCGGTCGGCAGGTCACCGTGACCGTTGCTTATTCCGTGCCGCCCGAGCGCGAACTGGTGTGGGCGCTGGATGCTGACGACCTTGCCATCCCGCTTTATCGCGTGGTCAGCGTGGCGCGGCCGGAGCCTGGCGTGTTCGAGATCTCGGCAGTTCAGTACGATCCGAGCAAGTTCGCTCACATCGACACTGGCGCGCGCTTGGAAGAGCGACCCATCAGCGTGATCCCGATCACCGTGGTTCCGGCGCCGGCAAGCGTCACGCTGACGTCGAGCTATGCCGTGAACCAGGGTATCGCCATCAGCACCATGAACATTTCATGGCCAGCCGTTACCGGTGCCGTCGCGTACGACGTGGAGTGGCGCAAGGACAACGGGAACTGGATCAAGGTGCAGCGCACGGGCTCAACGAGTGTAGACATCACCGGCATCTACTCGGGCGCCTATCTGGCCCGGGTGCGTGCGGTGAGTGCGTTCGACATCTCGTCGGTGTGGAAAAACTCCGTCCTCACCGACCTGCAAGGGAAGGTTGGCCTGCCGCCGGCGGTGTCATCCCTGACGACCAAAAGCGAACTCTTCGGGATCAGCATAAAGTGGGGCTTCCCCGCCGGCGCCGAGGACACCCAGCGCACCGAGCTTTGGTATGGCCCGGCGAACAACCTGGCGGCGGCGACCAAGTTGGCCGACCTGGCGTATCCGCAGGCCGATTACCGCATGCAGTCGCTGCTGGCGGGCGCAACCCTGTTCTTCTGGGCGCGCCTGGTGGACCGCACCGGCAACATTGGGCCGTTCTATCCGGTTGTGAATGGGGTCATGGGCCAGGCCAGTTCGGATGCCGGGCCGATCCTTGAGCAGATCAAAGGGCAGATTGACGAAACCGCCCTTGGTCAGCACCTGAAGGACCGAATCGACCTGATCGACGGAAACGGGCCAGGCTCGGTGAACGGTCGCATTGACGCGGCCAAGGATGAGCTGGAGCAGCTGATCGGGGAGGTGGTCGATGCGCTGGAGTACGTGCCGTCCAAGGCCTACGCGCTGAACGACATCGTTCGCGTGGGCCAGCACCTGTACCAGGCGAAGGCTCCGGTTCCGGCAAACAACGCGCCGCCGAACGCCACTTACTGGACCGACATCGGCACAGTAGTGCAGACGGTCAACGCGCTCTCGACGCAAGTGCAGCAGAACAGCGCCACTATCACGCAGCACGGCCAGGACATCACCGCCCAGGCCTCGCAGCTGAACGCGGTGAAGACCACGGTGAACGATCCTGTCACCGGCGTCACCGCCACGGCCAGCGGGCTTAGCACCCTCAAGGCCTCGGTGACCACGCTCGACGGCAAGGTCACCACCACGGCGCAGCGGGTCGACGGCATTTACCTTCAGGTCAATCCGCCGCTCGCGGGCGACGACAGCGCCTTGATAGGTTCGGAGAACAGCTACGTCGGCGTCTGGTCTACCCAGTCCGCTCTCATCGAGGGCGACCTGGCGCAGGGACAGCGCACGGAAGTGGTGGAGGCCAGCGTCGCGGCTAATGCTGCGGCGATCGTCGGCGAGCAAACCGCACGCATCAATGCCGACGGCGCTCTGTCGTCCAGCATCGAAACCGTTAAGACAACGCTCAACGGTAATACCGCAGCGATCCAGACCAACGCCACGGCTATCCAAGCCGTGGACGGAAAGGTGACGCTGAACTGGTCGGTGCGGATGCAGTACGAAACCGCCACAGGTCTCTACAAATACGCCGGGATCGGTCTGGGGCTGGAGAACGGGGCCGGCGGCCTTCTGCAAAGTCAGTTCATCATTGATGTGGATCGCTTTGCGATAGGGCAAGCGGGCAAGTTCCCGTTCGCTATCCAGAACGGACAAACGATTATTGCCGACGCATTTATTGGGAACGGCACAATCACGAATGCAAAGATCGGGGCATACATCAGCTCGACGAACTACATAGCCGGCCAGCAAGGATGGATCTTAAACAAAGACGGGACGTTTGAGATTAACGGTGTGGTTCCAGGCCAAGGTCGCTCGATCATAACAAATAGATCTCTGCGATTCTGGGATGCGAACAACGTCAAGCGGTTACAGCTTGGAGACCAAACTGAATGAATTACGGCCTACGAGTATTTGGCGCCAATGGCGCCATCCAGATGGATACGGACAGCTTTACCTACCAAGTCATGCATAACAAGCTGTATAAGCTTGGTGCGCAAAATGACGGGCTGGTTATAACTGTTCAAATTCCAGGCTTTGATCCTGCTAAGTGCAGTGCCGTGATATTGCCAACCCAAGCAGCGACTGACACTGATTGCTTAAACGCGCTTCCATATCAATCCGTAGCAGCTGGAGTGGTAACTATCCGCGCCAAGAACCCTGGCGAGACTGGAACATACCTATCCACTATTCAGTTCAGGCTCTTGGTGACGAGGTTTAAAAATTGACATACGGACTTACGGCTATAAACGACAGCTCATATGTGCAAATTGACCCGGAAAATCCAAGACTTTGCGCTATATATAGCGGAGTCTACTCATCTACTAGCTATATATGCACGGTATCTTTTCCGGCACCGATTACCACACAAGAGCCGCCCTGCATTTTCATCAGGAACTCTCAGGGCAACATCGATGATATCTATACAGATATGACCGTGCTTGGTAGTGCGGGATCTTGGACCGGATTTCGAATCACCGCCTATAACATTGACATGAGGCCGGCTGGCAAATGGTTTGCGTCCGTGTTTGCAGCAAAAGCCACAGCCGATTATGGAATGCGGATGTGGTCGTCTACTGGTGCGTTAATCTATGACACCGGCACCGTCCCCGTTCTGTTCACAAGAGCGAACCACTCTTGGTCATACATAGGAAAGAATCAGATAAATCCTGTGACGGTAGGATATACCTGGCGAAATACAATGCAGGGCACGCTGCTTGCTGACGAGTACTTTATGATAAATCCGTTCTCTAGGGGGTTGTTAAGTCCTGCCTCTTTAAGATGGACGCCTATCGGGGTTCGATTTAATTACAATCAGTCTTGTCTCGAAGTCTATGGTATTACGGCGCTCGGAACTTGGGCAGATTTCGGTTCGCCTGGGGCGGTTTTTGCAAGATTACCGGCAACGTAGATTCCTATTCGCATAAAAGGCGATTACCAATTAAATAAGGTTTGGAGTTAAAAAATGTCACGTCAGGAAATAAGTATCGGTACCGCCCCTACGGGAGTCGGTGGAGATACGGCGCGTAGTGCAATGGTCAAGATCAACTCCATGACTCAGGAGATATACGCCGGTGTTTTCTTTCGGTCTTCTGCTGTAGGTTCAGTATCACAGTCTGGTGGCGTGCCAACAGGGGCAATCGCGGAGCGTGGTTCTAATGCAAACGGGGAATACATAAAACTTCTAGATGGAACGTTGATTTGCCACTCTCCAACAGTGGCAATCTCACTTTCTTCTGCGACCGGATCTGCGACTTGGACATTCCCCGCAGCCTTTGCATTTGCTCCTAACTGCTACATCAATATTTTCGATGCCAGCGCGGTGAATGAATTCACAGGCAATAACCGCGCCAGGAACGTCACGACCCAATCAACGCTGCTGAGCATCAATTCAAACGTGCAGCAGGTGTATTACGTACGAGCTTCGGCCTTCGGGAGATGGTTCTGATGATTATTAAACTCCAGCCTCAACGCTCCGATCAGTCCCTAAAAGTCAGCAAGCGCAGCGATGTACTGACCATCAATGGAGAGCGCTTCGACTTTAGGGAGCTGCCAGAGGGCGCGGTGCTGCCGTCTTCAGCTGTCGAGTGCGACTTCGTCGTCGGCGACATCACCCGACAGAATGGTGAGCTCATCGTCACATTGCTTCTACCGTGCGGGGCAGATGCCTCCGACGCCGCGAACTTTCCTTTCGATATTGTCAGCCCGCCTGACGGCAACGTGAGCCTGCCCCAATGAACATTGATTTCAGCAAGATGAAGACCCGCGACCAGCTGTTGGCGGAGAAGGCTCGAGCAGAGCTTGAGTTGGTGCTCAGCAATCGCCGGGCTGCCTACCTTTCCGAGTCCGATCCGTTGCGCCTGGAAGCGGACTATGACGCGTTGAGCCAGGGCAGGGCGCCTGACTACACCGCCTGGCTTGCGTCGGTTGCCGCAATCAAGGCTCGGTTCCCGCTTCCGGTGAGCGCTTCCGCCCTAGACGCTTGACCGCCCTATACACCGCCACCCGCCGTTGAGCGGTTTTTTTACGCCTGGAGAAAGCCAATGCCAATCACCGAACCCCGTGGGGTGCGCAACAACAACGCCGGCAACATCGACTACAAGCCGGCCAACCAGTGGCAAGGCCAGCTCAAGCCAGACCCTGCGATCGAGAAGCGTTTTGCCAGGTTCGACAGCCCGGAGAATGGAATTCGCGCCCTCGGCAAGCTGCTGCTGACCTACCAGCGAAAGCATGGCCTGAAGACCGTGAAGGCGATCATCAGCCGGTGGGCACCGTCGGTAGAGAACGACACAGTCGCGTACGTGCGCGCTGTTGAAGCCAACACCGGCACCCGGCCGGGCGCCGAGGTCGACCTGGGCCAGCCGGCGGTGCTGACTGGCTTCGTAAAAGCGATTATCCATCACGAAAACGCAGGGTACGCGTACCCCGACGCGGTGGTGGCGGAAGGCGTGCGGCGGGCGCTGGCATGACGCCGGTGCAGAAACTGGTCGGTTTGTTGGGGCTGGTGCTGGTGTTGATGGCCGGCGCCGCGGGCGCGACCTGGCAGGTACAGGACTGGCGGATGGGAAATAAGCTGTCCGAGCAGGCCGGCCTGCATCAGGACGACTTGGCCAGGATCAGCATGGCGGCTGCCGACCAGGCCCGCGCCGAGCAGGATAAGCGCCTGGCCACCGAGCAACAGCTCGCCATCCAGGATCAACAACACACCAAGGAATTATCCGATGCCAAACGTACCCAGGCTGCTCTGCGCGATCGCCTTGCCACTGCTGATGTGCGGCTGTCAGTCCTTATCGACGCATCGGATACAGCCAGTGGCTGCAACATGCCAACCGCCGCCGGCGCCGTCGGCGTGGTTCATGCAACCCGTCGAGCCCAACTTGACCCAGCGCATGCTCAAAGAATTATCGCCATCACCGGTGACGGGGATAACGCCATAATCGCCTTGCGTGCGTGCCAGTCGTATGTTCACGCAGTGAGCAGTAAATAAACGGCAAGCGCTGCGAAACTAGGTATTCGCAGCGTAAGTTTTGATGCCTATAGGATCTTGTTAAGTTGAATGGTTTTTTTTATTGTTTTACCGTTTCGGCTGAGTGTGATCTGAACAGTTTTTCCGGCTTTTTCCTCAAGTAGGGATCCTAAATGATTTGCATTTTTTATTTTTTCTCCATCAAGCTCTTCTAATATATCTCCTGTTAATATATCTGCGTTGTAAGCCGGTGAGTCGTCAATAATGGTTGTTGTTTTTACCCCAAAGTTTGATTGGCGTTCTTGCCGCTCTTGAGTTGTAAGATCTGCCGTACGCGCTCCAAATATTGATCTTTGTTTAATGTAGTAAACCGCAGCGTAATTTGCACGGTGCTCAGTTATGGGTACGTAGTCCGTGGTCGTGGTATAGGTTGTTTTGTTTCCTTTGATAAGTGCATTCTTCTGACCGTCAGGGCCCACTAAGATTGCTGAGCCTTCAGTCGTTGTTGTTGACGGTTTCACCACTGCCGTTGATGTCGTATAGCTGCCCGAATATTCAGGGTTTCTGATTACTACTAAATCAGCTTTTACCAATTTTCCCTGCAGTACTGCGAGGTTTGCAGGTATAGTTTGGGCGCTGCTGAACGAGGATGAGCCAATAGCTAGATAACTTTTCCGCTCCCACATACCCAAGCGTTCCTGCCCTTGCTCAGGACTCACGCTGTCTATTAAAGGCGTTTCCGGTGGGGCGCCATATCGAAACTTATCTATATTTTCAGCCGTAATTCCATTTACACTATTGTAGTGAGCTGTGTATGGATTGTTGTTTATGCAGCCTGAAAGGATCGAGTAAGACAAAACAAAAAATATTATTTTGGCCGCAGCTTTTTTCAATTTTTTACTCCATTAGGTTAACGATCATCAAAGTTGTGATGTCAATATAACATGACCTTGTGGAAATTTGTATGCGAGAACGCAGCACGTAGAGTTGGCAGAAGCACCGGGCATGGTCAGCGCTGCAACGAAGTCATGGATGCCGCTGTATTGCGATAGTCGTCCGCACATGATGGTCTCCGCTCGTCGGGCTTGATGAACAGCCGCGCGCCGGCCGATCTCTATAGCGTAGACACCGGCGCCGGAGATTCGTCATGGCAACCGATATACAGCAGGTCAACGAGATGGAAGCGTGGCATGCACTGCTGAACGATTCGGAATTTGAAGCCGGCTCACCAGAATATCGTTATGAAACGCGCCTGGCTCTTGCGGACAATATGCTCGAGCGCAAGGTGATTGATTGCGGTGAATGGCGAGAGCTGGTCGAGGAGGCCGTTGCTGGTTATGCGGGCGACGTCGGCTGAGTGCCAGCTGTACTGACAAAGCCGTTACCTGCGCAGTTGCTGCAATCCTCGCGCTGTCCGAATCGGTCCAGGCAGGCACCGCACTTGGTGAACTGGGCAGAGAGGACTAGGGGGCGGGCCTTTCGATAGCTCTCAAAATCGCGGCCTTCCAAGGCGACCTGTGCGCAATCTACCAGCGCACGGTAGGTATCGGCATCGCAGATGACTGGGTAGACCTGCCCATAGATAAATTGCGCGGTCTGCACCAGATCGTATAGCTCACCAGATGGCGCGGTAAGCACCAGCCCATTTATCGCCCAAGCCTGGTTGTCGCTGCGAAACACCAAACGCAAGTCAGTCTTATCGCGAAATACCTTTCCATCAAACCCATCAGCACCTGGACCGATGGCTGAGTAATAGGTGTTGCTTCGGATGTACCCGACGCACGCCGATGTCGCTCGTCGAATGACGTCATAGTAGCCGCCATACGTGTACCCCGCAGGTGTGGTGACCAGCTCTTCAACCGCATGCCAATAAGCCGCGTCGGCCAGCTCATCCATCTCAAATTGCTCCATCTCATCAATGACCCCAGCCTCCAACATGTCACGAGTCTCCCACCGGCACATCGTCCGATGAGCCTCGGGGTTATCCATCCGGGACGCGTCGTCTTCGAGGATTCTCCGCCATTTGGCGAGCCATTCCTTTTTGAGTTCTGTAGGGGGCATGTGAGTGACTGCTTATTTTTACTGTATGCGTATACAGTAGTCGAGCTTTGCCACTGATGCGATTCGAGGCGACGAGCTGTAAGGCATCACTCTGGCGACATTAACGCCGCCAATGTGAGCTTGATGAATTCCTCATTGTGACTGAGGGTGTCCAGGGCGCCTCGCACGTCTTCAGCTACATCGGCGGAGCCGCGCTGCTCGACCCATTTCGATAGTTCCATGATGGAGGCTTCGAGGGCCAACTGGTTTTCGTAAAGCTTGGAGAGTAGGGATGGGAGCAGGTCTGAGTTGGGCAT